CTTGAACTAAGTATTAAAGAACCAGATGATAATATACTTACATTTGCAGCATCAACAGTTGTAGTTAGATTATTGAAAGTTGAATGAACAGGAGTTCCTATATTGAAAGTTCCACCAACAGTTAAATTAGTATTTACGGAACCTGTACCCATTGTTATAGTACCATTCGTTGTTATATTATCATTTCCAAGTACATCTGCGAAATCTGCGAAATCTAAATTACCATTACCATCAGTTTTTAGTACCTGATTTGTTGTACCATCTGCTATTGGGAATTCTAATATTCCATTAATTTCCAATGCATCCGTTTCTACTCTACCATAAGAACCAGTATCGTTACCAGCTCCGGTTAAAGAAGTATTATAAACTAATTCATTTGCTACTACCTTATTAACATTTAATGTTTTTGTTCCAGCAGTATATGTGAAATCAGATGAACCACTTATATTATCTAAAGTATCTTCAAAATAAACAGTACCAACTGCTGCTCCAGAAGGTAATAATTGTGTTGATGATGAAATTAATCCACCACCTAAAGATGTTATCTGAGAAGATGCTGAAACTAAACCAGCAGGTACACCAGCTATTATACTCCATTCTACGGATGTAACTGTACCTTCGGTTAATGAGTACCAACTACCAGTTTCATTCACTACTCTATATCCATAGAAATCATTAGAATCATTACTAAAAATCATATCACCAGTCTGAATCGTTAATGAACCAGTCTGAGTATCAGTTAATGGATTCAGTCTAAGTGCTGAATCAGTAACTACAACTGTACCAGATGATGATAAGTTTAAGTTATTGGATGAATATATTGTTGGAGTACCAGAAGTACCAACTGAAATCGATTGTGCCGTTATTTCACCAGAAGCTGATATTGTACTTTCAAATATAGCAGGAGGTCCTACTACAAAATTACCTGTTCCATCTTCAATAGATGCTGAAAAGGATGATGATGCTATTTTCTGTCCATCAACTCCACCATCAATTGCTGAACCTGGAATTCCAGTTAATCCAGCACCACTACCACTAAATACCGAACCACTAGCTGCAAAGAAGTGTCCACCACTTACAATTAAATCACCTCCACTATCTAAGTTTACTCTAAAGTTTCCAGAATCTACTGTAGCGGTTATACCTTGCGGTTCCACTACTGCCAATGATGAAGAACCATCAGTTAGTGTATTTGTAGAACTAAGTCCTACAACTGCTGATGCTGGTATGTTACTTAATTGAGCACCACTACCACTAAATGAACCATTGTTAAGTAGGATACTACCAGTTACTTCAATATCTTGTGTATATTTTTGTTTTGCTAAATAAACGTTTACATCATTTACACTAATACCACTATCGATATTATCTATTTGAGTTTGTAAAGATGCTGTTGCTGTTCCAAATGTACCATTAGTAATAAATCCAAGTAATTGAATTTGATTAGATGATGATACAATATTAGTACCAGATACATCAAATCCACCACCACCAGAACCAGATACAACTCCAATTGAGTTTATATAAGATAATATATTAGCGTTGGTTCCATATTTGTTAATAGTACCTTCAGTTATATCATCAGTAGTGAAGTTAGTTAAATCAGCACTACGAACTACTACTTGAGCTGAAGAAGATATTACATTAATAGTATTAATATGTTCTATTGTTTGTGCTGATGAAGAAACAGTTCCAGATGGAACACTTCCTCCTCCACCTCCACCAATTCTTGATGCGAAAGATGCAGAATCCGTATTATATGTTGATACTGCTAATTTACCATCAACATCTAATTGTGAAGCTAAACCTTCTCCAGATAAATCAACACCACTACCAAATGCACTACCTACTCCTGTAAATGTTAAAGTAGTTCCTGAGAATGTTACATTCGATACATAATCAGAAGAACCACCTCCGCCACCTTCACCACCAAATCCAGCAGCTGCTGCTGATGATGATACTGCATCACTAAAATCAGATATATCAGTTGATGTTATTGAACCAGATAGTATTGTACTACTTCCTAAATTTGCTATCGTTTGTGCTGATGAAGAAACTATACCTGTTGGTACGTTTGTTAAATCATTATAATTAGATGTTCCACCACCTCCACCAGCTCCGAATCCAGATGCTGCAGCTGATGCTGATATTTGGTTAGATGAGGAAACTATATTACTACCACCCAATGAATCTTGTACTTGTGCAGATGAACTTACTACATTTTTAGTATTTAATCTTTCATCTATACCACTATCAGTAAGGTATAGATTATCACCTTCTGTAATATTATCAGTTGTTAATCCACTAATTGTAGAGTTAACATTTGAAATTTGTGAAGATAATTCAGCATCAGTTGCTAAATCATCAGTAAGGTATGACTGTAAAGATGATAAACTAGCTTTTTTAGTACTACCACCATCTACAACTGGAAAAATCGTAGCATCACTAAGTGAGCCCGATGTTAATTCTACTAATTCTGATATTTTAATATTATCTGCCATACCCTAATAAATATGTTTATCTTTTTTTCTTTTTCTTTTTATTAGGAATTTCTATTTCATTTTGCTTCATATCTTCAATTTGTTGATTTCTGATAGCTTTTTGTTTTTGTTTTCTCCTAATTGTTGTAGGTTTGGTATATTCTTGTCTTTCTCTTAATTCAAACAAATGACCAGAATCCATTACTGCTCTTTTGAATCTTTTTAAAGCTCGATTAATATCACCTTTCCGTACTTTTATTGTAACTAGCTTTTTACCCATTAATGTAACTATTATGCACCTGTTTTTGAAAAGGTAGGTGTCTTACCTTTTGTTCTATTTCCACCCTTTTTAGTATCACCAGCTTTCTTTTGGTCAGCTCTTTTTCTTTTTACAAATGATGCTCTACCTTTAGGTCCTAACTTAGCTGCTTTCTCTTTAGATAAACAAGCTGCATAAGCATCACCTTCATCACCATCACCACATTTTCCTAATTTTTTACCAGTAGAGCTATATCTATCCCAACCACCACCAGAAGATGAACCGGTCTTTCCTTTACCGAACCACTTTCTTAAATCTTCGTTTTGGTATATAATATCTAATAGTTTCATACTTACTTCCTTACTCTAAATGGTATGTTATGTCTTTTCCAAAATCCATTCAATGTTTGCATTAAATCTCTGATTACTGCTTGATACTTTTCTTTATTTTGTCTGTTTACAGTATTCATCATTCCGCTTGGTATTATACCATTAATATAATTACTTATTTTGAAAATACCTATTTCGTTTATTACTTCTTCTGATAATGGTTTCATACCATTTTTAGTTCTAACGAAATTTAATTTCTTTATAATCTCTTTTTGTTTTTTGGATTTTGGCATTGCTTTTAACGCCATAGTTGTCAACTTATATATTAAAGTTCTATCTTTGGAAGATAATTCTTCTTTAACAACAGATTCAGGAACACAATTAGGAACCATCTTTCCGTTCTTCATTTTACCCCCAATTTGCTTGTATCCTTTCCAGCAATCTTCGTTCAATATATCAGTTAACTTAATCATATACTATAAATATAAGATTTTAATGTTTAATGTGTTGTACACGCCATTTGATATCCTTACCTCTTAACATCTTCTTCATTTGATTAACATTCTTAATAGAATCATCTGCGAAATAAACATCATCATAACCTTCGTTATCAATCTTTTTTTCAACCCAATCTGATTTATCTTTTGGGTTATTAGATTGTAAACCTATTACTGGAATTCTTTGTTTAATTCCTATATCTTTCAAATATCTTTGTACATGCTTATCTACCGCTTGAGGTCTTGCGGTTAGAATGAATACACCTTCTCCTTTGTTCTTATCAATAATTCTTCTAAGAACTTTAGTGATTCGTTTTAATTCTTTGGGTTCTTGTACAGAGTAGAAATCTCTGAAATCGTATTCCTCACCTGGTTTCTCTTTATATACTGCAAATTCACCTGGTGTTAGTTTCTTTTCCTTACCATCTATTGATTTAACGTATATAAAAGAATTGGTGAAAACAAGTGTATCATCGAAATCAAATACTCTGAGTTTTTTTGATTCTGTGAATAAACTTCTTGCTATCATATCCTCTTGCTTTTTGGTAAACATACTAATATACGAAATTTTTAGGAAAAATCCTAATATTTTTACGATTTATTTAGAATCTGATTATTAAGTTCTAATAATCTTTTATTCTCCATCTCAAGATATTTAACTTTGATAGTTAACTCTGCTACATCTTTGGTAAGTTCTAATATTTTCTCTCTAAGTTCATCTTTTTCTCTTGAACTTCTTTCTAATAATTCTTCTAATCTATCTATTCTCTTCGCACAATCATCTTTGATGTAATCATCTTCTTCTTTCTTTTCTTGCGCACGCTTTTCATAGTATCTCCAAGCTCCTGCTGAGCCCAATACTGTAATAAGAGTAATTATTACTGCGTAGATTGATTCTGGTTGCATTCTTATTTATCTTTATTATGTAATATACCGTCAGTTTTTTCTAACTCAGCTCTTAGATAGTGCTTAGCCCCAACTATGTAATCCTTTGCTTTGATGATTTTGGTTTGCCACCAATGAGGTAAATCGATTTCAGTATCCATTTCATCGAAATCTTTCATCATTTCACCTAATTCCTCAGCATATCTTTCGATGATACTTAAATCAGCTCTTAACATACCTGGCTCATTATCTTGGTGTCCCAAATCAGTATCTTCAAAAACACCATCAAATGCTTTAGCATCTAACTCAGTATCTTTAGCCATCTGAGAAATATACTTCTCCTCCATATCTAACATTTGTGTTAGATTCTTTTGTTTGGCTTTAATCTTCTTAGTTAAATCTCTAAGTACATTTAGGATTTTTTCTTTCTTTTTTGGGTCTTTTTCGGTTTTCCAAGGTTTTACAGCTTCTCTTCTTTCAGCCTCTAATCTTGCAATTTCCTTTTTAACAGCCTCAATCTTCAAAAACAACTTAGGAATACCTTCACTAACCAATTGGTTCCAAGTGAACTGGCCTTCATAGTTTTCAACGATATACTTTTTTAACTTTTCCATATCAGTTATATTGTTATCTAAAGATAAATATAATGTATTTTGATTTAAAGGAAGAAAACAATACCCTCCGAAGAGGGTTTATGTTTTATTCTTTCTTTCCAAAGATTTTACCAGCTTCAGCTATACCAAACGAACCAAGTGTAATGATGACGAATGAGTTATAGATGAATTCCTGAATAACTAAATCTTTTCCAAAAAATCCAGTAGCGATATCAGCTATTGCAAATAAACACATCATAGCGAATGATGCGAATCCAACAACCGATTTTTCGTTAATGTCATTTTCGTCTTTAAACATATCTTTAAATGCCATAATAAATTTCTTTTAGATTAAATTATAAAACCTTTATTATTGAAACTTATTTGATATAAATATTAAAGTTATTGATTTAAGAGAGATTTTCCTAATCTACTAATTACCATAGGCATGATTTCCATAGATTTTGCTTTACCATCTTCTTTCACTCTAAATACTGATATTTTATCTTTATATGATGGTTCTCTATGTACTTCATCTTTATCTTCGGTGATGTACAATCCATCTAAAACATATTGTCTTACATCTATTCCAAACTTAGCCGATTCAGTTGATGCTATCATACCAAATGTATCCTCAGAACCATATCCTCCAAACTCTTCGGGTATTCTAAAGGTTTCCCAAAACTTCTTAGAGTATAGGGTGTGCATACCACATCCAAATTTAAACTCACCAATTCTTCTAATACTCATTTCATTTGGATTTTGAGTAAATGTATCAATAAATGTTTGTTTTAATCTAAACTTACCCAATTCATCATTTCTATTATTTGGATGAACTACTACATCCCAAGTATTATCCCACCATCTTGGAATATTTGGTGAAAGTACAAAGAAATCTGATTCAGATGATATTTGTTCAGCTGCCATTATTTGTAACTTCAGTTGTTGCTCATGTACTGAAATATCTGGGTCAACGAATATAAAGTAATCGTAATCTAAAAAAGATACATCTCTTTTTTGTTGGGTTGTTCCCCATACTGATTCATCTACTATAATCTGAAGATGTGATGGTATTCCTATCATAGCTTCAGTAAACTTATTTATAAACCATTGTTGTTTTAGTTCACTTTTATCCCAATCAGTCAACTTTGGATTTAGATTTAAAGTAACATACATAGTTACATCATCTTGATTATCCAAATATTTGAAACAATTCTTATAATAAGAAATGAATCTTTCAAACATTTCCAATTCCATTGGCATTACATGGGTTACAACTAAAGTTTTACTCATCGATTTACATTTATTAGTGAATTCTGATATTCTTCCAAAGAATTTATTGTGATTTCTAAATTACCCAAAGTAAATTTTCCAACTTCACCACTATCCTTTATAATTTTTGGAAGTTGTTGAATCAGTTTAAAATCCTCTTGTGTAAATTTATTACCATCCATTCTAATTACAATATCTGAATTAGCTGTTTGATTAATTTTAGTAGATAAATCTATAAGTGTGTTTGGTTGTTCTTCTTTAATATATTTTTCAACCTCATCTTTATATAAATCAACATAGATTCTACCACACCAAGGTTCTAACACTTTAAGTAGTTGTGAATTTGAATTAAATATTCTGAATTCAATATCATACTTTGGTGTTATGATTGGATATTGGTAAGAATCATTTTCAATCCATATTCCCCATTTTCTCAAATAGTTTCTTGCTGCTTTATTGGATGCTACTTTGTAGTAATCATCATCTTTCTGAACTTGTTCATTCCACCGATGTCCTCTACAAGTTAGATGATATACAAATGAATCTCTACTTTGAATCAATTCGTATCCAGCTAATATCCATCTTTGAAAGATATCACTGTCCTCATAAGGGAATGGTGCGAATAATGGGTCATGTCCACCAATAGATTGGAAATCCTCTTTATATAGAATCCAAGGTGCAAACATACCTTTAGTAGTTACATCTTTATTTTCTAATTGTGCTGTTTTAACAAACTCTTCAAATGCTGGGATATTCAAATCATCGAAATCCATTCCAAAGTTTTGTACAATCTTTTCGTTACCTGGTGGATGTAATGGTGGTTCTATTCTAGTACCACAAACTACCTTACCTTTATCCAAATGTTTAAGTAGATTTTCTAAGTAGTTTTCACTAACAATCATATCAGCATGAATAATACCAATGATTTCATTTTTAGCCATATCAATACCCACATCATATAAGATAGTATGTCCTACTCTTTCTTCACTTTGATACAAAACTACATTCCCATCTTTTTCTTCAATAGATTCTAACCACTCAAATGTACCATCTGAGGAACCATCATCCAATAATACTAACTCTAACGTTGGATAGTATTTACGAATCGATGTATAAGCGTTTTTAATATGTTTTAAGTTATTATATGTTGGAATAACTAATGTAACGTTATTTACCATAGTTTTCTAAATAGTATTTTAAATCTTCAGGTGTACCCAATCCCCACATTTTAGGAATATCAAAGGTACGAATCTCTTTGTTATCTTCAATTGCTTGATTAAATACAGGACAAACATAAAACTCTCCATTTACTCTGATATCGTTTTCAATCATTTCTTCTGCATACTTTACAAAATCAGAACCATTCTTCCAATAGTAATATCCAACTGTTGCTATATCTGATATTGGATTCTTTTCAGCAACTTCAGTTACTAATCCTTCATCATTTACTTTAGCGAAACTCCACTTTGGATGTGTTGCTCTAAATGATACAATCCCACCATCTGCATCAGTTTCATTCATCTTATACATAAACTCAGTTGAATCCCATTCTACAAATTGGTCTGAGTTAGCGAAGAATAAAGGATTATCATTATCAATATATTCTTTTGCCAAAAGTGCCGTACAAGCAGCTCCTTCAGTTAAACCATCTACCTCAACTACCTTAGAGTTAGGTGCTATTAGATTAAGTAATGTATCTAAGTTATATTGTTCTCTATGTTCTTTCTGAACTACAAAGATAAAGTTAGCATCTATATTCAGATTTTCTACCACAACTTGAATCATAGGTTTTCCTTCTACATCAATCAATGGTTTTGGGAAAGTGTATCCTGCTTGTTGAAATCTACTACCAGCTCCAGCCATTGGAATTAGTACATTCATTTTCTTATCTTCCCATTTTGGTAAATCGTTTGTTTTTCCCATTTCTATTTCAGTTAGTTTTTTAAATATATTTGTATAAGTTACTTCGGTTGGATTTTTTACTCTTAACACATGAGCTTTAGAACGAGATGCTGCAAGTAACCCATATGGTGAATCTTCTACAATTAAAGTTTCTTCAGGTAAACATCCCATCTTTGATATTGCTCTCCAATACATCTCTGGATGAGGTTTAGAGTTTTGTACATCTTCGTTTGATATGATGTAATCCATATACTCCATTAATCCCAACTTTGAAAGTACAGTTAGAACTGTCTTTCTAATTGAGTTGGAGCATACTGATATCTTATATCCCTCATCTACTAATGCATTCATTAGTTGTTGTAGATTTTGATTTGGTTTCAATTCTTTTAACTTTTGTAAAGTCAACTTTTGTTTACTTTCCCAAATTTGTTTATGTATTTCAGTTGGTAATCCTTTTTGCTCACTTAACATATCTAACTTTTGGAATGTTTTTAATCCATCATATGTTGATAAGTGTTCTTTCCAACTAATTGCATAATCATCACCTAATGCTGTATTAAGTGCATCAAAGTGGATGTTCTTAGCCTCAACCAAAACACCATCTAAATCAAATATTACTAATTTTGTTTTCATAAAACTAAGTATTCTTGTTTTCCACCCTTACCAAACCAAGGTCTTGTTAATAATCCAGACCAAGCATCTAATAAAGCACCAACATCTATTGCAATTTTATTATGATTATATCTCAAATAAGATACATAATCTTTTTGAATACCACAACCAACTAAAACAACATCTGATTTTATGTTATCAAATGATTGTATAAATTCATCCCTATTTCTTAAATTAACATTATATGGATGATGAGTATATGTTACTTCAGCATCAAACATTTTACTTAAATTTTTTGTTTTAAGAATATCTGTATTAGGACTGATTATATTCAAACTTTTACCTTGAAGAATTTCTTTAAAATTTTCAGGTTTTCCAAATTTTTCGTTTCTTGGTAACATATGGTCACATATTATCAGATTAGATATATCTACATCATTTTCCTCTAATAAGGATTTTTTAATTGACCACTTTTCTTCTTTATAATTTATGGATTTAGATATATCATTATTTTTATCCATTATACCAATAACATCACTATTCTGAATACCATTAATCAGAATTCTACCAGCATCATCATAAAATTTATTTACATCATTTGGATAATTATATCCCCAATCATTACAACCTCTTTGTTGATGTTCTGGTGGTGAGTTTCTATTTAGAAAATAAATCTCCCCATCACCATATCTTGAAATTGCTAATGGTGTGTTTGTTCTAATTCTATCTTTGATTAGATTTACAGTTTCTTCTATTGTTTGATTTACTTCTAAATACATCTTACAAATATACTAAATTATTTTTAATAAAACAAATGTTTATAATCATTATCGTTCCAAGGTGCTGAATTAACTAATTGTTCAGCGTTGAATTGGATTTTATCATTGTATTTAATTTTACTCAAATTTTCCAATGAAGTTGTTGGTGTTAATTGATATCCATAATCAATTTTTCTATTTACCGATAAACAATAATCGATAAACTTAAAATGTCCACCATAAAGAGTTCCTTTAATAATAACTCTAGCGTTTGGAATACCCCAAGCATCAGCTGCAATTAATCCATGTAACGATGAAGATAAAATAAACTCAACATCCATAATATCCTCCATAAATTTTTCTAACCCACCACAAATATCAATAATCTTTACACCTTGATTTTTTAGATTTTTAACCTCAATTTCATATTCATCAGCATAATGTGGAATCAATCCATATTTGTAGTTTGGTTCCTTTCTTTTATAATCCGTAATGTACGGCATCAATAAAGCAGGGTCTCCATATATAGGAGGACATTCAATACCTTTTGATAATAACTCATGTCTTGTAAGAGGTCCTCTCACAGCGAATACCTTATTAGGTATGGCTGATATATGGTTTTGGTCAATACAACCACCACCCCATACTAAATCCGTTGGGTTTAAATGCTGTAATACTGAACCTACAACAATAAGTTTACCATTTACTCTATCGTTAGTTAGTTCAACTTTTTCACTTTGTGAGATTGTTTTAACTAATGGATAGGATACGATATCTCCCCAATTTTTTGCTCTATGTGGAAATTGTTCATTTCCATTGTTGTATTCGAATACTTTCATCGTACACCATTTATCATTCCATATTCATCAAAGGTTGGAGGTGAACCCCACTTTGATACCCATTTTTGAATATTGGATTGTTCTGCTTTTATTTGTCTTTCAGATGTTCTACCATCGTTTTCTTCTAATCTATGTGAACCTCTAGCTCCAAAGTGCCAAACTAATGAAGTTGTTGGTAAAATGAATCTAAATCCATTTTGTAACATTCTTAGGAATAAATCCATATCATCATAAGATGCCGGAGCAAATAGTGGGTCATTCCCACCAATCGCATCCCAATGTTCTTTTTTAATCAATCCACTTACACCTTCACCTTTTGGAATCTCAAAATCATTTTCTGAAGTGAATATCTCAGCGTATTTATCAAACAACATTGGTTTAAAATCATTATGGTATGCTCCAAAAGTTTCTTTTGCAACTACAACTGTACCTGGTCTACTTTGTGAGTTAGGAAACATTTGAGGTTCTACTCTATGTGAATTTACCCATAATTTTTCATTTGGATATTTGTTGTGTGTATCCATCAGAGCTTTATCCCAATTAGGAGTTACATAAAAATCTGAATGTAAAAACATAATGTAATCAGTTTCTACTCTATCAGCACAAAAGTTCATACCACCACCGATTCCCTTTGGATTATCATTTTTATCCAAATAGTATTCTAAGTTATATTTTTCAGAATTTTCTTTTAACCACTCATTTGTTCCATCAGTACAATTTTCTGCATGTATGATAAATGGTGCTTCTTTATAGAAAGAATTCTTACGAACACTATCTACTGCTATCTTTAGATATTCTAAATTATTATATGTTGAAATACAAAATGTTATCATTCTTAATATTTTAAAGGTGCTCCCCAATTACTCTGCATTACAATACCCATATATTGTTTATGGAAGTGTTCTTCTTTCCAACCTAATTGTTTATATAATTGATATTGACCAGGAAAGTGAAATTCTTTAAATAAAGGTGATGTTGGCATCATTGGTGTACCCATTGCTAATGCCCCTTCACCATACCACTTTAATTCATTTGCATGTTTTGCAAATAAAGTATCCAATCCCCACTCAGTATCTAACCACTCCCAAACTTTAGTATCCCAAATATAAGGAGATATTCCATAATGGTATATTTTACCTTCTCTACCAAAGTGAGCCATAATAGATTTATATTCACCTTCGTGTCCAGCTCTTACATCATAAGTCATCAATTCTGGAAATCTATCTACGAATTCATAAAAATCATCTCTCTCATGCATTATCATATAAGGAATATCCTTAGTATATAAGAAATCCTTAATATAAAAATCTTTGAAGAAATAAACATCTGAATCTAAACAAACATAGAATTTACACAAATTCAATTTATATACCAATGATTTTACCATTTGTTGACCTATCCAACCATCCGAATTTTGAGTTATGATATTATCATCTATTATGTTCTTACATTGAGGTATATTTTGTTTAAATAATTCAATATCTCCAGTTGGAACTGATATATAAAATGGTATGTTATCTTTATTGTATTTTTCAATACTTTTAGCTAATTCCATACATCTTTGTAAATCACCTCTATAACTTTTAACAAATAATATAATATTTTCCATTATCTATATTTTATGTTTGGATATTCTAATTTTGGATTATATTCTACATTTAAAAATTCACAAACTTTTTCACCCTTTTCATTATCTTCTAAATCCAAATATAAAACTCTATCATTTGGTAATTCAGTTGCAAATGATTTAAATCTAATAAAATGTTGTTGTTTAAAAGAAGTTAACATTTCTTTTGTATCTGGGGTTGTTCCTTCACCTATCCCAAATGATTGGTGATAGATGTAGCTATAATCTGACTTCCAATCGATTATTTTATTTACCCAACTTTCATCATTTCTATTTGTATAAACAAAAAGTGAATTTGGAAATTTCTGATTTAAAACTTCATATAAGAATTGGGTTTGTTTATCATCCAATAAAACATCAATTTCAGAAAATAATGAAGGATTAAGAACTTGTCCTCCATTATGTTGAACTTTTAAATCTAATAGCTTAAAATAATCACCTAAACTTTTACTACCAGTTCTTGATAAACCACATACAAATATTTTGTTAAATTTTTTCATTTACACTAAAGTTTGGTAAGTTTCTTAATTTAGTATTTATTTTTTCTATTTTATCTGAGTATGGTTTTACTTCATCAATATACTCTGAAGTACTTCTTTTTTTAAATGACAGCATTTCTACTTCGTAAATTTCTTCAAATTTATCTTTATAATCACCAACAACATCAGTATTGATAATTACAATTGGGAAGTTAGATGGTTTAGTCCAATTATCAATTTGTTTATCAATATTATCTAACCAAATATCAACACTAAATGGAACTTCATTATCACCTCTCATTAATTTCTGAAAGTTATGATACATTCCTCTTTTAATTTGAGATGATATTGCGATACCAACATCTTCAGTATAACAAAAAATACCACTACCAACTTGTACATCCAAAGGTCTGATGTAATGACATGCTTTCATTTCATAAGCAAAGTTGTAAGTGGTGTACTTATCTTTGATACAATCTCTGATATAGTTTGACCTACACCCTCCAAAGGAATTTATCCAAACATCTATTGGTTCTCTTTTGAAGAGTTCTACTATAACTTCTTCGGAAAAATTGTGTTGTCCCATTATATTGTTTCGTATAAAGCATTTTGTTTTTCTTGTCTATCTATATCTTTTGGGTGATACAATGCAAAATCTTCCTCTAATGGTAAATAAGTCATTGTGTTGTAACCTTTAATTCTTTCATGTACCTTACCTTCCCATTCTATTTCAGAAGTTCTTCTATAAATTCGTGTCTGAACATCAGGCCAATTCACCCATCCTTTTTCATTTACATTCCATCTCCATTTTTGGATGTGTTCTGGTGTCAATCCTTTAACTGTGTTTACTCTTGGTACAAAAAATAAATCAATATCCAAATTTGCTTCTAATAAATCATGCATATTTGTAATCAAATATTCATTTGGTAATTCATCAGCATCTATTTGGAAAATGAAGATACCCTTTGCATGATTCTTTAAGTTATTTTTATAAGATGCAAAATCTTTATTAAGTGGGAATCCAATTACATTTACATTATCATGTAAATCATTTATAATTCGTAAATATCCTCTCACATCATCAGTTACACCACCTTCATCATATTGAATCAAAATCTCATCTTCTGATTGGATTCTTGGATGAAGAAAGTTTACTAATTTTGTAATCTCATTTATCTCATTACAAACTGTAATTGCATATGTAACATTAACCATAATATTGTTCTAAAACGTTTTTCTTTAAAAATACTTCAGTTGCATATTGGATACCATCTAACTTATAAGTTCTAAAAGCTGCTCCTTTTGCTACAAATTCTTTATTTCTTTTTATGTATATATCATAAATTCTATTACCACCAACATCCATTGGTTTTTCAAAAGAATATAATGGAATTTGGTCTAATCCACTATCTTTATATGTGTTGTTAGCAATTTGTTTAAACCATCTTAAAAACTTTACTGGTGGGATATTGGATAATTTAAGAGCTTGTACTTTTTTTTCATAAATACCTGTAACGAATATTAAAGTTTCTTCACTTCCTCTTAAAGTTTTTCTTCCTTCATCAACATATTTGTATGTAGATAGTTTATATAATCCGTAAGGTTGAATACTTCCTTTTGTAATTCGACTTCCTATATCAATAAATGTTCTATATTGTGATGCGTAATTCATTATAACTTATTTAGTTTTGGTAATTTAAGTTTAGGTTCTTGTTTTTTCAATTTAGGTAGTTGAAATGGTTTTTGAACTGGAATATTTCCAACATACTTATCCATAAGTTTACCCAATTGTTCAGTCATTTTTTCCATTGTAAAATTACTCAAAATATTTGCTCTTAAACCTTGTGATTTTTTTAGGTAAGAATCATATTCATTGAATACCTTATAAATCTTATTAGCGGCTTCAGAATAATTTACTGTAAACCATTTGGATTCTTTTAATAAGAATTTATCTGCTGCTGATTTATCCACATCTGTCAATTGACCCGATAAGAAAACAGTATTATCTTCAGGTAAAAAATCTACATGCCCACTCCACTTAGAAACAATGATTGGTTTACCAGTTGTAGCGAATTCTGCTAAAGGTCTACCATACCCCTCACCTTTTGTGAATGAAATCATTGCTTTTACTTTAGAATGATTATAAAGTTCAACCATTTCAGATTCTTTTAAATCACCATGTAATAAATAAATTGGTGGTACATCTTCTAAACCTTTTATGGCTTGTTCTATTTTTTGTCTTGTGTTTTCTCTATCCATTACAGAAAATCCAGCTGATGATGTTTTTAGTATAAGACCTGGTCTTTTATCTTTAGGTAGATATTTGAAAACAGTAGAGAATGTTTTAATAACCATTCCTACATCTTTTCTATCTTGTCCGATTCCACCTTTTAACCAATGTCCAACAAATAAGAAATTAAAATCACTTTCAATTCCATCTAATACATCTACTTCAGTAAATTGTGGATTTTCATATAACTCTTTATTAACCCCTTCAAATAAAACTTCACAAGGTTTTTCACTTTTGAAAGTTTTAATTATTTGTTTAGTTTGTTTATCTTGTTCTTGGAATTGTGTTTTATCAAATAGTGATTTAGTAAACTGAGATGGTACTATAATTAAATCCATCTTATTACCACCATCCAAAAATTCTTTTGGTAATACAGTAGTTTCTACACCAGCAGTAATACCAATATTAAAATTACCCTTTGGTTCAAACTCATTAGCAACAGACATTTGAATAAAAATATCTGGTTTTCTATCAACTCTAGTTGCAACGTTAGATAACATTTTCTGCCCAAATTCAGTTGTTGGGTCAGCTTGATTTTGAGGAGTATTTCCCCAACGTGTTGGTACAATCTTAATATCATACCTATCCAATTCAAATAAACTTCTGAGAATATCTCTAGCATGGTCACCATAACCACTTCGAGTAAATACAGGAGCTTGATATACTAATAAAGGTTTGTTCATAACTTCTTATCTTTTATATGCTGTAATATTTTCTATTTGGTTTAATTGGTTGAACGTTATTACATCCATAATTTCTAACACATCATCACCAATCGTAATTGTAATTTCATTAAAAGTTTTTTCTCCACTCTGATATACATTGTGTAGAGTCAATTCGAAATCTAAATTGAATAATTCAGAATTTACATTTAAAACTTCTTCTCTTCCTGTAATATTAATATCCCAATCAACTAATCGAATAGTTGGAGAATATAGTTGAGATAATTTTTTAACATCTTTACTACTAAATGCTTTAAAGTATTCTTGTGTTTTTAACGTATAAATCATTTTAAGCAATTTTAAATAGTTCGTATCTTTTTCTTGGTTTCCAATTTTTTAAAGTAGATTCAACACCATTTTTTAGTTGTTGACACATATTTTCTGCAGATAATCCCATATCCTCAATAAATGCTCTTCTACCTTCTAAACCATTCTTTGTTAATTCTTCTTTTGGAGTATTATAAACTTTCTCCATTTTTTCTGATAACTCAATTACATCGATTTTATCATCCCAAATATAAGGAGTTGGAACTGAACCTGTCAAAGATTGTGCTCTACTCCAAATTGGTGTAGCCCATTCTCCCCAAGTTACTTTATCTTCCCAATCTCTCCATTTGTGAAGTGAACCGATTTTAATGTAATCATCAGCAGTTAGATATTTACCATCTACTTTAAATCCACATTGGTCTTGCAATCCACCAGTTACATTTACAATTATTGGTGTACCACTCATTACCGATTCTGCAGTTGTTAATCCAAACCCCTCATTACCAGCAATATTAACTGTACAATCAGCCATATTATAAAGGTAATTCAATTGTTCAGTATTTAACTTAGCAGTTGAAAATACTACATTACAATCAGGTGCAAGTGTTTCAGCAACTGTTGGTAAATCAGTACCATTTTGGTCTTTTGGTGTTGTGTGCATTAGTAACACAGCTTTTGATGCTTTATCTTTACCAATTTTATCACAAAATTCCTTAAATGCCATAATAACATCAGATGGTTGTTTTCTTCTAATGTTTCTATTTGACCAAAAGAAGATAAAATCGTAATCATTACCTGCTAATATTTTATTTCTAAAATCAGAAGGTACATCAATTGGCTTAAAATCATTTTGGTTTATACCATGTGGTACATAAGATACTTGCCAATCTGAATGAGGTTTCCAAGTTGGTTTATCGGTTAAAGAAGTTAACCTACTTACAATTCCATAAGTTTGTCTTGAAATAGCACCCAACCAATCACAACTTTCGTAGTAATTTCTATTGTATAGTGGGTCTGGTAAATCATCCCAAATAGTATAATAAAGAATTGGACAATTTTCTCTTACTTCATGTTCCATCTCATATAACCAAGTCCAATAACGTGGGTCAGTAAAGTGAAGGATAGCATCAGGTTTTTCGGAATTCATAATTTGTCTTAACAAATCTGCATTTCCATAACCATTCCAAGGTAAGATTTTAACCGATGCATCTTCTACACCAGTTCTTTTCTGCATATCTGCAGATAAATCTAAAACTTTACCTTTGTCTGGATGTTTAATTGCTGCACCTACTTGGAACCAATCATACTCTTTAAGAGTACCCATTACCAATGCTTTACTCATAGTAGCTATACCACTACTCATCCTCATATCATCTGAAAGGAGAAGAATCTTTTTCTTTTTTGTCATAACTTATTTAAAATAACTTTTTTTAAAATTGCGAACCTGATATTTGTAAATTGAGATATTCGTTCATCTCTTTTCTAAATTCATCATCGCTTACATATCGTTCAACTGTTCTGTTTACTAATTTTTGAAGTGTTACATCTGATTCAAAAGAAACTCTTTTAAAATTTGAATAAACACCTTTTATAATCTTTACAGTTGTTAGTTTAGTTTCTACACTCATAGTATATAGTTTTGTATTTATATATATAAGTATATAGATATTTATTTTCCGTTAAACTTTACCATCACAAATTCCCCTAGTCTTAAACTCACAAAATCTACAATTCTTTTGTCTATCGCCAGGAACCTTTGGATAAGGTAAATCATTGAAGTTTCCCTTATTATCGAATACCTCATCTACAAAGTCCATAAACTCTTTATAAACTCTATTTGTAGTTGGTTTACCATTCGCTGGTACATGCCTCGACATATAAGGAATTGGGAATGGTGCATCTTCATATAATTTTCTTCTCATAATCTGATACTCCACTTTAATTTTTTCTAATGGAATATTGAACAACTCAGAATAGTACTTTTTATATAATACAATTTGTGCATTTTTGTACTTATCTGATTTTTGGTATTTGTTCCAACCTCTAGTTGATGTTTTTAAATCAATAATGATAATTGAGTTATCTGATAAATCCCTCATTACTACATCAACAAATCCAATAAAGTTTACACCTTCTTTTACTTTAGCATTTAGTGGAATCTCTATTCCTACTAATTCAAATCCAGTCTTTGTGTAAAACTTATCTAATTTCTTTTTAAACCACTCTAATATTCTTCTACCATCACCATAGAACTCTTCTAACTCTAACTGAGTACATACAATACCCTCACTTAGTTTATCGTTCTCTTTGATGTATTCTTTTCTCATCCACTCTAATAACAACTTATCAGTATCAATCTCCATTGCTTGTTTTTTCGAAACTCCATACATAACTGAAAGGAAATGTTGTATGGTTTCGTGGATAGCCGTTCCAAAGATTGTATAAATGTTAGCAGATGATTCACCCAACTTATCTATGTACCTCAGTTTATATGCACGAGGACAAGATGAATATAGTTGGTATTGTGAAAAACTTACTTTTGCCATAAACTTCTATTTGTTATACAAATATACGAAAAAAGTTTGGGATTTCCAAACTTTTTTTAATTATATTTTTAATTTTAATTTCTTAATTATCTTCGGGTCAGTTCCATAATCCTCTGATAATTGTTTGATTCTTTCCTTACCAGTTCTACTAGCATATAGAATCTTTAAGTAATCCTCAGCTTCTAACTTTGAGGTTTCGTAATGTTTAGCTACCAACTCTACTAACCAACCTTCGTATTTATCAGCTCCCGTAGCTTTCATATACTTCATAAAGTGTCTACCCTTTGGAAGTAAATCAATCAGAGCTAAATACATTGCTTTAGGAGGAACTTCTTGTAGATAAGGTTGTACAGCAGCAATGGTTTCAATCCATTCGTATTTCATAGATAAAAAACGAAGTACCATATAGTTACTCCAAGTCTTTTTATCTGCTTCTTCTAACTTATCCCAATACTTTGGGTCTTGAACGTTAGTAATTTGTTTAATATGGTCGAATAGTGATTTAGCCATTTGTTTCTTCAGCGTTTCTTCTATCAATCTCTGCTAATACTTTCATTTGTTCTGGAAGTAACTCTTCACAAATCTCACCACAATTACCACACATCATTACTTCAATTGGTACAACTACATCTTGCGGAGTACCAGTTATTAGTTTTGAGATTTTACGGAATTTAGAACCATCAATAAATACATCATATCCACAATGAGCACATACAATAGGAGTTGATTTACCTAAATCTAATTTTGGTTGTTGTGTACTTTGTTCAGATGCTTTTTGTGGTTTACTACCACCTTTACCAATTATATTTGCCATCTTATATTAAATTTAAAATTTCAATCAAAGTTGCTGCAGTTGGAATCTCCTTATCAATAGCGTTGAAGTGTTTGTTCTGTCCTTCGGAAAGAGCAATAACTACATTCGCTGTATTTTGTGGAGCATATTCATCAACTTTTTCATACAATAATGTGAATAATTCTGAGAAATCAGTTACTCTACTATCAATAATAGCTTGTCTCATTTTCACATATTTATTTCTTTTATCATCTGAAGATTTTAAGATATCCAAAACTTTCATTTTGTAATCATTCTCTAAAAGGTTTTGAGTATCTACTTTCAACTCACCTTTGATTGAGTTTAATTGACAAGTATTGATAATCTTTCTAATATCAGGATATCCAGCATCAATAATTGGAACTAAATCTTTTGGTTCAAACTTTACTTCTTCATTTTTAAGAATCTTTGAGATTTGAACTGCTACATCCTTTTTAGTAGGAGGAATGATTTGGAAAGTTTGACATCTACTTTGGATAGGGTCAATAACTTTCTCAACATAGTTACAAGTCAAAATGAATCTACAATGTTGTGAAAATGTTTCCATAAGATTTCTAAGAATCGCTTGTGCGTTCTGAGACATATAATCAAACTCATCTAAGATAATGATTTTATACTTTTTGAATCCCATCGATGATGCGAATCCTTTTACTTTATTTCTTACAGTTTCTACATTGTTTTCATCAGATGCGTTGATTACCATATAATCACAATCCATTGATTTTACAATTAGTTTAGCAAGAGTTGTTTTACCAGTACCTGCTCTACCATAAAGTAGAAGGTGAGGTACATCACCAGTTTCTAAATAACCACTTACCTTTTCTTTAAGGTGTTCGTTACCTACATAGTTTTCTAATGTTACAGGTCTATATGATTCTACCCATAAACTATTATCAACTTGTTCATTATTTGTTTCTTCAAAAAATCCCATATTATATTTTTTTATCTACCTACTTCTTTTAATCTATCTGCTTTGAAAGTTTCCCAATCTTTACCTATACCATCGATATAGAATAAATCTTCAGGTTTCAATCTACCAGAATCATGTAACTTTGAGTATCTTTTAATTGCTTGTCTTTTCCACCAATTATTAATGTAATCAACACCCTCAACAAACTTCTTTTTCATTTTAAGTTCTGATTCCTCAATTTCTGAACGAAGGAACTCAGGTCCGTTTTCATACATCATAGCAAGATATACCCCTCTCTTGAATCCGTGATGATAATCGGATGCTCTAATACCACATTCTTTGAAAATCTGAGAAAGTATCTTTTGTTTGATACCACTAACAGGTCCACTAGCCCCTTTACCAGTTCCCATAGATTTACCATTTCGGATTCTTTCATTAGTAATAGCATTTTCATACCAATCAGCTCTATTTTCCTTAATCCATTGATGCCAAGGGTCATAGAACTCATCATCAGGTTTCAATGCAATCTTACCAGCTGATTCTCCTAACGTTTTAAAATGTGGAATACCATTATATTGTGAATGAATTCCATAAAGGGAAGTTGTTCCTACACCTATCAATGTTTGTCCGTACTTCTTTTTCCAATACTCTCTAACTTCTGGAACAGTAGTCATCATTGCGGTGAGTTTACCACCTAAAAAGTTGTAACCTAAAGGTTGGGTACAAACAATAGTGGATGCGATAGTTGTGTAGTTCAACTTACCCTCTTTGAATTTGTTCTCTTTATTCCATCCGATATAATCATCTCTTACTTTCATAGATGTTACATCTGATGCTAAAGATACTAAACCTAAAAGTTTACCACTCTTCTTATCTTTGATAAATAACTTCACATTTCGACCAGGATTAGCTGTCCAACTCATAGTGTGAATCATCTTTCTAAGATAAGTCCACTTTGTAGCTTCAGATGAATCCTCTACGATTTCAACATAAGGTTCTAACTCTTCAATTTCTTTGATTGTTAGTTCTTTATTATTGATATCAGTTGGTTTCCATTGAGTATCATAAAGAGTAGCGATTTGGGATTTATCTCTAATCATAGAATCCTCTTGCAGCTCAACCCACTTTTTGTAAAGTGTTTGTTCTTCTACACTCATTGTCATAAGGTAGTCCATATTCTCAATGAGTTTTCTTTTCTCATCTTCGAATATAAATTCTGGTTTTGCTGGTTCTGAATCCCAAAAACTCATAGTTACTTAATTTAATGGTTATTACTTAATCTCTACCAAATAGTAATTTGATACATAATCTCCTTCGGTAAATGCAACTTTAGATAATCCCTGCGAAGAAATTTGTAGAGATGAAGTTGATGAACCTTTGTTTGCTAATAAGATAGCTTTTAGATATTTTGCAGAGAATGCGATTGGTTCTACATCACCATCACACTTACAATCAACTGAAATAGAGATTCTATTTGAGTTAATAGAAGAATATCCTAAGATGATTTCTCCTTTGTTATTTTTACAAGTGAATGTAAATGTATCAGCATCTGCTAATGCTCCTTTAGATTTGATGAATTTGTTTACAAAATCATTATCTAATGTAATATCTACATTAAATGGAGGAAGTGCCTTTAAATCAGGTACCGCTGGGATAACTGAAGGTGCTGCTAACATATACTGCATTTTAGTTCCTTTATCTGAGAACTTTAATGCACCAGTTACTTCTTCTACATCGATTGTATTATCTAATACACTTAATAACCCTTTCAATTGAGATGTAGTATAGATACCAAATTCACCATTGGGAAAATCTGCACCTGTTACCGTTACATCTCCTAAAAGAGTTTTATCATCTGAAATCATTCTAACTGAAAGGTTAGAACCTTCAGATTTTACCATTACTGATTCAACCTCTCCACCGAGATTGTATCGATTGATGAAACCATCAAATTTTGCTTTTTCCATAATTTACTTTTAAGATTTATTTTATTGTTTTACAAATATACGAATAATTTTTCAATTATCCAAATTAAAATGAGAAAAATTTCTCAGCTGTTTTTGTTGAGGATAAAACTTGTCCCCAATCCAATGCTCCGTAGAAATCTTCTAATTTTTTTAGAAGTTCTCTTTCGAAGATTTTATCATAGTTAATATATGTTTTAATTAACTCCATAATTTGTGGTGGGTCATTGTAACCATTCATAGCTACTGCATCCAATCCAAATGGATTTTGTTTTAGATACACCCATTTAATTTTATCTCCATCTTTTATGGGTTCGTATTGATTTTGAATTTTAAAGTGCTTTAACAATTGATTATATGCTATTGATGCTTTTACGTGGGCTGGAGTTCCACTTGCGAATTGAAACATAGCCGTTTGTTCTCTTTTCTTTGGCATATACTTTGATAAGTTTTTCACAGCTCCAGCTTTAGCAATCTTAACTACATCCATATTTACCAAATCATTTTTGAAATTGTAAATTTTATCAGTAAGTTGTTCTTCAGTATCACCTCTTAGAATTTCAATAAGTACTTCACTCATAAATTCTCTAAATGCGGCTGGATATGAAGAACGAACAACATCCAATCCTTTTACATCCAACTTATCAACAGGTACACCATTATCTGAAATAATCCATTGCGCATATCTTTTCTTAGCAATCCAAATACCTGATTTAGAAACATATTCTTTCTTAATCTCAAATCGGTGTTTATCCTTATCAACATTGAATACCTTTTCAGCAAGAATATCGTAAAAATCATTTAGATAATCCTGCATCTCACCTGCTATATTATCTACATAAACAGCAATAGTATCTTGCTCACTATCTTTCCAATTTGGAATTCGTTTATCCAATAAAGGAACTGCGGAGAAAAATACAGAATCAGTATCAATGTATATATTAGAATCCAAATCAGGATTACCAAGTTCCTTATTGTATTTGATGTTAGCCATGTCAGCAGTTGATTTAATAACTGTCTGTCCCGTTGTGGTAACAGCGGTAGCATTATCAACATCATAGAACCTAAAGGCAGGAAGCCCAAGCACACCATATAAAGAGTTAAGTAAAATTTTCTGAACCAACTGACGTTTGTGGTAAAAAGCGTATTTTTCTTTATCTCCTGCTTTTCCATATTTTTTCATTTCGTTTTTAAATTCAACACGTTTACTGAACCATAAGTCTAAAATATCAGGAATACAACCAACTTTATCAGTTCTATAAAGAACACCATTTGATGCAACTGAGAATTTACTTCTCTCAAAGAACTTCTTTAGGTTTTCTTGCGTAATGGTATCACCATTGATAACCCAACTATCCCTTTTATCTTTAACATAATCCTCAGCACTCCAATCTTTAATTTTACCCATCTTAGTTTCAGGTGAAATATTGATAGTCATAATAATAGATGGATATAGAGATGTTAAATCCAAATCATAAATCCACTCATACTTACCAACGATTGGTGCTTTTACATATGCTCCAATAAACTTCTCTTGCTTATTTTCTTTAAGAGCTTCCATTCGTTCTCTTCTATCAGCAGGTTTGTTAGGTGCAACAATACCTTTTCTTTTCAGATAGGTTAACATAGCTCCTTCCAAATACTTTGAAGAGTAAACAAAATCTTCATAAGTTACATGACCTGCATGACATATACCTTTACACAAATCTACGAATTGAAGTTTATTTTCCATTTCAACTACCAACTCAACATCCACTAAGTTATACTCAATGAATTTTTCAATATCAGTTTCGAAAAGGATATCTAAATTACCATCATATTCGATTTTACCTCTACCAATTTCTAATTTAGCTACTGTATCCAATCGATAGTTATCTAACATTTTATATGTATAAATTCTATACAAATGTATGTAATCTAAATAAGATACACCTGCCATAAAATATCTTTTACGATATGGTGACCAGAAACACTTACCAATCGGTGATAAACGATTTGCAGTTTTCTTACCCAATAACCTAACAATTCTATTGTACAACATTGGTGTATCGAAGTAATCAATATTCCAACCAGTAACAATTGTTGGATTAATCATCTCATACAATTCCAAATATTTGAGTAGCATTTCTTCTTCAGTTCTAAATGGTAAAACTATTGCCTTATCGGTTTTTCGTTCAACCATATCTCCCGTCTTATCAACAACCAATGCCCAATATTGATTTGTTGCAGAATCATGAAGTGCAATTGAAGTTAACTCATTAGTAGCTTCTTCTGGATTAGGTAAACCACTCTCCATTTCACACTCAATATCGTAAGTAAGAATAACATGCCCTTCCGATGGAATATCTGAATCAGTATAAGTATCCACCAAAACTCTCGTAGTTTCAGGTACATCTGATTCGAAAAGATTTGGGTCATCTCCTTTGAATTTATAGATTTTGGTTACTTTATCTCCATAAAGAGTTGTAAACTCACCTCTATCAGCTTTTTCATATGCGTATCGAGTATATGGGAAATTGAAATATCCCTTTTTATCATCCCAAATATGAACGAGATTCTTTTCTCGTTGGTAGTAAGCGTTTTGGTACATTAATCGTTAAATTTTGTTCTTAGGTTACCAATAAAATTTTCTTCCACATTCCAATATTTTTCAATCTGAGATTCCCATAGGAGAGATTGAGCAAGGTGAGTTACATCAGGTCTTGGAATATCACCATCTAATAACTTTATTACCATTTCTTTAAATTCTTTCTTACCATTATAAAGAAGTGGATAATCATCACCTACCATTTCAGGATAACAAAAACCATTTGGTAGTAAATATGGTACACCTACTGAAAATCCATCAGTTGTACTCATACTCCAAGCTGAATAACCTTGGAAAGTACCAACACCAAAATGTGCTTTTGATAATTGATTTAGATACACTTTTCTATCAGCTGCTCCAATATACTTTGTATAAGGTTTACCCATTTCTTTTAAGGTAGTATAAACTTTGAAATCCTGTCTTTCTTTCCACAACTCATCCATAGTTTCAAAGAACCACTTAGAACCAGTATAAACACCTTCTCTATGATTGAATACGATTGTTTTATCATCATATCCATTTGAAGGAGTGGCTGTATCACATCCCAAATACCAAGGTTGAATAATCTTATCTAACTTCTCAACGATATGTGGTTTGAAATCTAAAGCTGCGTTTTTAAGAATAACACTTTTTTGATATTCAGAGTTTACACCACAAACTTCCATTTGTAAAATACCTCTAATGTTTGTCCAAAATGAATTATCAGTTCTAGCACCATTTTCAGGTATCTCGCTCCAATGACAATAACCAATTATGGGTTGTAATTTATTGTAGATTCTTGATATCTTAAATAAATTTGTCCACTCAGGTAAATGGCTCCAGATGAGATTAAATTTTCCTTCATATTTTTCAATAACTTTCTCAAAAAATTTGTGAGGATAATCAACTCTCATTTTTGCTGGAAAACAGTCTAACGGGTCCATTTGTAACATCGTTACATTCGGGTATTCAAAGGTATTTATAATACCAGGATGATTATGCATTCCACCGCCAGGATAAGGTAGAATCCACTCCCATTCTTTACCGATTTTACTATTATCTAAAAATGATTTAAAGACCAGAAGGAAAGAATCTCTGTTGATATCCTTTACCTGGCCGAAATTTGTGTAATTAGGAATTATTAGTACTCGCATTAATATTTTTTATTTATTATTTTCCAAACCTGATTTAAAAAAGTACCACCAGCACCATGAAAGATACAAGGTTCGGTATTTGTATGTGTATTTCTTATAAAATTCTTATTAAAATGGAGATTAAAATTTACACCACTATAATCACCCATTCCCATTTGTTGAAATAATCTACATTCGGTATCCAATGAAATATTGTAATCTAAATTTGCCATTCCCCATTCAACCGCTGGTTGGTCAGCTATTGCCCATTCAGAAGGAACTTTATCTATAATTTCTTTAAAGAAATCTATAATTACTTTTCGTTTACCCATAATCAATCCACTACATGGATATTTGTAAAGAGTATCTGAAAAAGAATATCGTTTCATATTCGTTACTCTAAAGTAAACATCACCATCTTCTGCATCTTCTCCCTGTATAACTATATCTTTATCCGAAAAATAAGTCTTATATACTTCGTTTATTTCATCTATATTTTTATAAAACAAAACATCACGAGAATCGGATAAAATAACCCATTCATTATCTAATTTAGAAAGTCCATCTATATAGATTTGTAACTTTTCAAACATACCAGTCCATTCACCACCTTCATACAATCTATGATGATTTATATTTAACATTTCAAAAGATTTTACCAAATTGAAATGTTTATTTTCATTCTCTATATAAACTACTATTGTATCCATAAAATACCTCCGTTAGTTTTTATAAACAATTTAGCTTTGGTTTCCAATACCAAATCCATACCCATTTTAGCTGATTCGTAAACCCTAACCTCATCCGATAGATTCATAGCTTGTCTCAAATTCAAAGGATATCTATTATCAAACCCACCAACATTTGTAATGATTACTGGTATTTTATCATTATCCAAAACTGCTGAACAAAAATCATAAAAATTAGCATCAGTTTGTTGAGATGAATATAAATAAAAGGAGTGAGTGGGGTTTGATGTTACCCACTCACTAATCTTATTGTAAAATTCTCCTTTTATATGAAACATAGATTAAAAATCAGTTAAATCTGCTTTATAGTTAGCTTTCCAATAATCTAAAACCATTTTCCAAAGTACCACACCAGCAGGATTCAATTTAGAATCTTCCATAACATCTACCATTGTAGTATATGCATCTAATTTGGAATCATATAGGTACTGAGAACTAGCTCCAACTCCTCTTTGGATATCACCCCATAAGTAACCATTTTCAAATTTATCAACACCAGATTCAATATGAGACCAATCCATAGAAAATGAATTATCTCTAATATCATCAAAGTGTAGAAACTCCTCATCATTTAGTTTACCAGTTGGAACTACAAATGGAATTGGTGTATTTTTAATTTTAGCCTCTTCCCATAATTTAGTTAAAAGTTCTACTTCTTTTCTTTTAAATTCAGCATTTTTACTCTTAGAACCATACTCATTATCATAATCACTAAATGCCGATTCGAATAAACTATCACTAAGTTCAATTCTATATTTGTAACCAGCATTTGTAATTGCCTTTTTCAAACCATCCTTTATCGATGATTCTGTAAGGAATAATCTACCATCTTTTTTCGTTTCGAATGATGATTCTAATGTTTTTCTCAGTCTACTCAAAATAAAGGTTATATGTTTGGTGTGAAAACTTTGTTTCTTAGATAACTTATAATATATCTTAGAAAAGAAATACAACAAAGTTTCTTCAGATGCAGCAGAACCAGTAAATCTAAATTTACTTAAATCATTTTTCTTATAACCATCTTTGTTTATCTCATCAACATCAATGTGCTTATCTATTGCTGTTTCTAAACTTTGAACAACTTTAGTAAACTCATCGAATTCTTTAGTTATACTTCTATCACCCAACAAACCAATAAACTTAATGGAATCATCAAAATTTAAAGAAGGAGTTTTAGAAATATACTTTGATGTAAAATCAACTATCGGTGATTGCATCCAATTTTTGGAGTTAACATCTGCATATTTTTCACACAATTCTAAAAATTTAATTTTATTTTTTGTATCTGAATTTATTCTTCCGAATCCGTTTTTATATCCCTCTAATAAAAGTACAGGTAATAGATAATACTCTTTACAAGAAGATAATTTCTTTTTTATTTTTGATAGATATTTTTTCTCTAAGAAATCCGTATATGATTTATTGTTTTCTGAAAATATATCGGATAACACATTACCCAAATCAGTTTCTTTACTATCTTTAGAAATAGAACAATATGCATATACAACAGATTCCCAAAGGTTAAAGATATTGTTTGTATCAATCATTTCTTTGATGATAACATCATCATCACCAATAACAATATTTAAAGTACATTCAGAATTTAAATAATCATCTACTAAATCGCCTCTACCAATTGTATCAAATGCTTCTCTAATAGTATATTGAAACTTATCATCCAACTTACTTTGAAACTCTCTTCGTAAATTCGATAACTGAGGAGTACTCAATGCAGCTGATGAATCTATAATTTGTGTAAGTTTACTTTTTGTAAATCTTAAAGTTGGTATTTTAGTTTGTAATTGAGATGGTTGTACTTCATTAGAGAAAATCATTGTATGTCCTCTAAGGAAGTTACCTTTATCAGTAGAACCAATTTCCAAAGAATCACCATTTGACCAACCAAATGGAATATAATCAATAACACAAACTCCCATAATACCTTCGATTACCAATCTAGCTTGCGTTCTTAATCCAGAATCAGATTCATTCATATAACGATTAATTATATGATTTCTGAATTGTGTTCCACCATAATCAACCAAAGAATATTCTTCCATTAAATCTTTGGAATCATGTTCATTTAGTTGATAATTTTGTAATAAATTTTTTCTTGATGTGTGAATTGTGAGTTTTCCGATTTGTTCATCTTTCAATAACTTACTCACTTTTGGTTGATATTTTTTAATAACATCTATCAACTCATTTTTGGTTTCTGCCGTTGCCTTAAACCTAGCAACCTTAAAATTTGAAATTTCCATATTTTTAAAAATTAATACTGAGTCATTTTGGGGATTTAAATACCCTCATCTTCAGCTTTGTTAAACATTAATACTAATATAATGATAATTTTTTAATTATCCAAATATTTTTTCACTTTTTTTTACCAAAAGTTTATTTCGTTACTTTCTTCAGGTGCATATGTTGTATGATGTACCACTTCAGTATTGTAATCATTCAACTCTTTTGGATAAGGTTTGATTTCATGCTTCAACCTTTTCATCAAATCCTTTTTCTCTTTTTTATTCTGAGATAGTATTTGAATGTATCTATGTTTTGGTGGTTCTTCTCTTCTCCAAAATTCTTTGTAACCTTGTTTACCAATTTCTTTTCTAAGGTGTTCTAAGTTACCACTTCCCCATTTATTAAACACAGTTCTACTATGTAACCAATCATAAGGTTCTTTGGTTAGTGAGATACCCCAATTTGGCATCAAAGCGATATCGGTATTCAAACCTTGATAAATCCAATTGGTTGCTTTGTAAATCCCACCTAAGTGTCCTTGTCCATTATTAGCGTAAGATAGAAGAACTTTGATATTTTTATCGTTATCCTTTAACCATTGAAACGTTTTTCCTAATGAACAACTCTCTATATTAGAACCATAACCATCATCAACATATAAACGAGTAAGTTCTAAGATATTATCTTTTGTTAAGCCTTCACAAACTGAAGTGGATGCTTTTGCTCCTACTGGAAATCCATATACAGCTACCCCTATTAACTTTTTATCGTTTCCAAAGATATCGTTTTCTTCCATCTGATGGTAAATACCTAAAGCATATCTACACATAGTCCAAGCATGAGTATAATGTTTCTTAATAATCATATCTTTAGCGATAGATTTAGAAATAGGTGCTATACTCACCTTAGTTGCATCACAATAATGTTTTCCTTCTACTTTACCCATTCATTAAAAGCTTGGTGATACGCATCTACTCTTCTTATCTTAGGATTACTACCCATAATTTCAGAAGCAGTTTTCATCACTTCGTTTCTCAACCCAAATGAGTGAGATTCCATTAGAATTTCTTCTATTTCTCTTTCTTCTGTCATAATTTTACTAATATAATAAATTATTTTGTAATTTCCAAATTTATTGGGTCCATTCTATGAATTTCTTCCACAAATTCTTCATTTTCTTTAGGATAAGGGAAAGTTGGGTGTTTAATATTCTTTAACAACTTCCTTCTTTCACCACCTTTGGTTAAAATGTACACATATCTATGTTTTCTTGGATTCTTCTTTATCCAAAATGTAGATGGTGTCATTTTTTGTATTTCTTTGGGATTATTTGTTCCAAATTTTACATAGGAAGTTCTTCCGTGGTGCCATTCACCACCTTCTTCCCATCTGAAATCCCAACTATCATTGAATCTTAATTTATTACCTTGATACAACCAATTAGTTGCTTGGTAAATTGTACCACAATGACCTTCTTTAGGGTCTGAATATGAAATAAGTGCTTTGATTTGTGGTACATTCTCCCTTAACCAATCAAAAGTTTGACCTAAGAACCAACTCTCTATATTTGAACCATAATTATCAAATACAAATAATCGGGTTAGTTCTAAAACTTCGGTTCTTTCTAATAAAGGGGAAATCGATTGCCCAGCACTTCTACCAATTGGGTCTCCATAACAAGCTACTCCAATTAGTTTATCTTCTATATTATCAAAGAAGGGATGTTCCTCAACATCTGAAGTAAACAAACCAATTGCGTAAGATACCTTTGTCCACAAACCACTATAATGGTTGTTTACAATGATATCTTTAGCTACTGATTTTGTGATAAGACGAATGGAAAGTTTCGAAGTATCACAATATGTTTTTTCTTCTTTCATAAACTACCAGACCAAAATTCATTCAAGTGTGTCCAAGTTTGATTTTTAACAATCTTAATGATGTTGGCTGAAGAACACTTATTGTTACGAGCCATAACTCGAACATTTCGGTGTCCCATTTTCCATAGTTTTCTGATATTTAAAACTTGCTCATCCGTTAATTTTGCGGAAGGATGAGTCTGTCCCCTTAGTATTGGCATTCTTTATAAAGATTCGTTTAACGCATTCTTATATGCTAACTCTGATTGTGCGCCTGTAAGTCTTTCAGTAATCTCCCCATTTTTTTCAATAATAACTGTTGGGATTGAACGAACTGAATACTTAGCTGCTTCATCTTGGTTTTCATCTACGTTAATATACGAAAATTTTACCGAATTTCCAAATGATTCTTCTAATTTTTCAAATGTTGGTTTTAACATCCTACAAGGACCACACCAATCTGCTTCGAATTTTTTGATTTCTACCATAACTTTATAATTTAATTTTTAATTTAACCTTCACAAGCTACACATGCTAAATCATTAAGATTTAATTTCTTTCTAGCAAACGCTTGTGCTGAATTCATCGAATGTTGGTAGTAAAGAGTTTTAACTCCTAACTTCCATGCATCAATCAATAATTTATTAATAGTCTTAGTTGGCATATCAGGTGAAACCATTATATTCAATGATTGTGATTGGTCAATGAAATCTTGTCTGATTGCTGCTTGATTAATAATAGATGATTGATTGATTTCTGCAAATGTTCTGAATACATCTTTTTGTTCATCAGTTAAGAATTCCAAATGTTGTACTGAACCATCTGCTTTTTTAATACTATTCCAAGTTGCCTTAGTATCTTTACCTAATTCAATAAGTAATTTTTTAAGGATTGGATTCATAATAGTTACCTTCATTTTGGCAACATCCTTCACATAACAATTTGACCAAATAGGTTCAATTGATTGTGAAACTTGTCCTAAAATAAATGCCGAAGATGTGGTTGGTGCTACTGCATTAAGAGTAACGTTTCTTCTACCATATCCAACTAAGTATTCAGGTTCACCATATTTTTGTGCCATCTCTTCGGATGCTTTATATGATTTATCTTTGATTAGTTTGAATACTTCAACATTTAATTTTGCACTATCTTTAGTATCGAATGCCAATCCTTTAGATTGTAAAAGTGAATGCCATCCCAAAACACCTAAACCTAATGCTCTTTGTCTTTTAGCGAAGTTGTAAGCTTTTTCCATATACATAAATGCTCTCTTACCTTCAATAGTACCATTATCTCTATATGCTTCTATTTTAGTACAAAATTCAGTTACAACTGCATCTAAGAAATAAGTTAGAGTTTCTACTGCATCAGTATCCTTCCATTCATCATAATGTAATACGTTCATAGATGAAAGTACACATACAAATGATTCTTCTTCTGAGTTATGAAGAGCAATTTCTGAACATAGATTTGAGTTATAGATTTTTGCTCCTTTTTCTTTATAAACATCAACAGTGTTTTTGTTCATAGTATCGTGGAACATAATATAAGGATATCCGATTTCTCCTCTTCTTTGAATTACTTTTGCCCAAGCAGCTCTTTTCTTTTTATCACCACCAATCATTTCTTCCATAAATTGGTCAGTAACAGTTACTGCATGTGTTAAGTCTTGAATCGATGCTCCTTCAGTTCCAATTTCTAAGAACTCCATAATATCTGGATGTTCAATTGGTAAGTAAGGTGAGAATCTACCTCTTCGAGTTGAACCTTGAGAAATATTATCTACTACACTTTGAAATAAGTTCATAAAGTGAACAGCGCCTGGTGCATGACCATTATCAGTAATTGGTGCTCCTCTACCTCTTAGGTTTCCAAAGTAACCAGAAGTACCACCTCCCATTTTACTCATCTCACCAACTTCAGCTTGTGTAAAAAGAATTGATTCAATATTATCTCCAATATTTGAACCAAAACAACTTACAGGTAATCCTCTTTGTTTACCAAAATTTGCCCATACTGGTGATGATAATGAATACCATCCTTTACTCATATATCCATAAAACTTATCAGCAAACCCTTCGATTCCTAATAATTTCTCAGCATGGTCTGCAATGATTCTAATTCTTTCTAAGGGTTCTTCTCCTTCACTTAGATATCCTCTTCTAAGAAAGGTGATGGATTCTTCATTAATCCACTCAAAGGGTTTTCTATCGTTCATAATTTATCTATAACTTTTTAAAATAAGTCATCTTCTGTGATTGACTTTTGTTTTTTACTATAATTAATACTTCTCTTATTGAAGAAATCAGTATGTTTTGTAGTTAGAATCTCATCATCGAACCACTCAGTAGTTTCTAATGATTTTTCATCTACACTAAATACACTATCAATACCAATAGCGTTTAATGATTCGTTGAATCTATGTTTAATAAATTCTAAAGTTTGTTCTTTGGTAAGGAAATCCAAATCACCTTCTTCAAAAATCCACTCAACTATATCTGCTTCTGCATCGTAAGCATCTAAGGTTGCATCAACTAAATCTTCTTTTAATTCATCAGTCCACCAAGTTGGATTTTCTTGTTTGATTGTATTTACTAAATCAAATCCAAATTCTGCATGAATCTTTTCTTCTTTTGATGTTGCCTCAACTGCATTACTAGTACCTTTCAATACATTTTTGTATTTGTTGAAAGACATAATAACTAAAAATTGTGAGAACAACGATACGTTTTCGATAAACATTGAAAATAAAACAACTGATTCAAAGTAATCTTTGTTTTCAATTGACCTACTTGCACTCATTGTTTTATCTAAATATTTAATTCTTTTTCTAATACCTGGTACCTGTAAAAGATTTTCAAACTCTGAGTTTAATCCTAATACTTGAATTAGGTTGGAATATGCATCAGCATGTCTAACTTCCGATTCAGCGAAAGTTGCACCAACTGCTCCAATCTCAGGTTTTGGCATTTTTTTGTAGATATCTCCCCAAAATGATTTAACAGCGATTTCAATTTGTGAGATTGCTAACATAGCTCTTTGTACTGCAGTTCTTTCTTTTTCGTTCAAGTGAACTTTGAAGTCTTGAACATCTGATGTAAAGTTAAACTCAGTATGAACCCAATAAGAGTGTCTAATAGCATCAACGTATTCTACTAACTGAGGATATTCGTAAGGTTTAAGATTTACTCTTTTCTTAAAGATATTTGGTTTATTTTTTGAACGATAGATGATGTATTCTTTTGCTACATCATTCAAACCACTATCCATCAGTTTGTTTTCCACTATATCGTGAATCTCATCTACATGAGGGATATGATTTGGATTTCTATAAATAGTTATTTCACTACTTCTTGCAATCTTTTCAACCATTTCTACATCTACCTTATCGATGCTTTCCATAGCTTTGGTAATTGCACTTTTCATTTTACTTAATTCAAATGAAACTTTTTCACCATTTCTCTTAATTACGAATCTTACGTTTTCCGCTGCTGTATCTACAAAGTTACTCATAGTTCTTCTTCTTTTATAAATGTACCGTTTACTGTTTTACCTTTCCTATCTTTGATTTCATTCCATGCTGATTCCAAACATTCGGTTGGGTCTAACCCTAATTGTTTACTTAAAATTATAACTGTTACAAATATATCACCGATTCCATCGATAACCTCATCTGTCTTTTTATGTTTTAAAATTGCTCCTGCAGTTTCTCCCAACTCTTCCATAACTTTCATAGTTTGTTGTGGGATATTATCAGAAACAAGTATTCCTTTATCATCAGCCCATTGGGTGATGTTATCAATTAATTTATCAAATGTCATTTTAATAGTGTATCTTCTAATTTATAATTACCTAAAATTTCTTCCCCTGCTTTAATTGGTTTGATAGCTTTTCTTTTCATTGAATCAAAGTTACCATCTTCACCAGCGGTGTTAGTATAAACTAACGGATTTGCTAAATTAAAGTAAGAATCCTTAAATAATCTAAACCAAATAAGAGGATATTCCGGTTTGTTTAGATATGATTTAAGAATCATTTTTTTTGAATAGTTTGGAAGTTCTTCAAACTCATTTCTATCAATAGTATAAATTCTACTTTCGTTAGGCCATAACATAAAAACTGGTTCACCAACTTTTATATCAGTTAGTGCAAATGTACCAATTCCATGTATAGGAGATGGTGCAATGTCTGTTTTTACATGATGTTTGAGATACTCAAGAACTTCCATTCTAATTACTTATTTTCTTCTACAGATGCTTTTCTATAATCAGTTACTAATTTTTTGATTTCACCAATTGCTTTTCTAGCTCTTGATTTACCTGCTTTAGTTGATGAGTTGTGATTTTCTTCAAACTGAGAAAATAGTTCTGTGATTTCTTCGAAAATTTGTTGTGAATTTGCCATAAATTTTATTTTTTATAAATTAATTAAATTAAAAAACCGAACACTCGAATGTTGTTCGGTGTTTATAACTATTGTATATATTGAAAAAAAATATATTTCCAATACGTTTTTTAGTACTTTTTTGTTTTTGATATTTTTTAATCAACTTTTCAATTGACTGTTAAAATATTTTTTATAGAGTTTACCAATTTTGATAGTACTATCCAAAATTCTCTACATATTTTTTATGAAGTAATTTCTTTTCCATTTGCTCTCCATTAGCAGATTCTTTTTGTGTGATGATTCCATCTGAAGAGTTACCATCGTAAACCTCAATGAATCCAGTGTTAGTATCCATCTTAGAAGGAAAAGTAATTCCATCAGGTCCAAATCGGTTTTTCATAATATGGAACCTTGCAGTATTGTTCAATTTATCTTTACTCTTTCTACTGATACTCATAATGAAATCAGCGTTCATTACCTTAGCGTAGGAATCTGCTACCTTATCAGCCTCAATAACTTCCGAATCAATTGCTGAACGATTGGTTTGGGATGCTGTCCAAATAGGAATACCCAATTCACCACTAATACCTCTCAACTCAATGTAAACTCCACCTTGCTCTCCATAAGTTGAATCAGATTTATTAGTGTGAGATAATAACAAATCAGCATAGTCAATAATTATCAAATCAGGTTTATTTCCGGCTGCTGTCATCTTTTCAATATGGGATTCTAATTTTTTAGCAGATATACCTTTTGGTGGGAAATACTTAATAAGAAGTTTTCCACTTAATCTACCAATTTTATCTAATACTACTTCTTTCTTATCTTTCACATCTGCAGATGGGATTTGTGTAAATACAGTATCGTATCTCTGTCCCACATAATGTTCTGATAATTCTAAAGAGTAATGTACTACATTTAATCCTTGCTTAACAGCTGCTGCTCCTAATGCACATAGTACCCAAGTTTTACCAACACCAGAAGGTGCTACTGCTACTCCTAATTCGCCAGGTCCCAAACCACCATCCATCAATTCATTAATACAATCCCAACCAGTTGGAACTGTACTTCTATTAACTTCGTTAGTTCTTTCTTCAAAATCTAAAAGGTAATCGTGTCCCATATCTGAATCCACTCCTACCTTCATTGCTTTATCTACTAAATCTTTGATTCTATCATAGTTACCAGCTTTTAGTAAATCAACTGAACTAACAATAGCTTGTTTTAGGTTTTGGTTGATACAAAAAGAAGAAAACTCTTTCTTTACATAATCTAAATCAGAATCACCAACTTTGGTAAATACTGATTTTAGTTGCTCCACTATACTTTTCTGAAAACCTCTATCATCTAACTTTGAAACCTCTGATTTGAAAACATCTAACGTTGGAGATTTCTTAAACTCATCGTAATAAGAAACAATCTCTTCTGCTATCCATTTATTAGCTTCAGCTTCAAAAAACTTTGGATGTATAATCTCACTAAGAGTATCCAATAAACGAACATCAGTAATCAAAGATGATAAAACCTTTGTTTGAAATGATTGTCCGTATTTGGAAAGAGTATCTATATTTTGCATCTATAACCTAATTTGATTTTACAAATATAAGAAAAATATTTGAATAAACCTAATTTATTTTGTAATAATATTATGAAAGGTTGAATGTAACCAATCGTTAATATCTCTCCAATTTTGAAGAATTTTGTATTTTTGACCTACTCTAAGAAAATCTAACTTCTTAAATTCAATATCATTCTGATTGAATCTATCTAAGATTTTCAACTTCTGATTTGTTGGAATGTGGGGTTGGTCTAACTCCATCAATCTTTTGTTCATAAGAAGTTGGTCTTTTGCTTTTAAGATATCATCATACATTTTGATTTTACCTTGCTTCTCCTCACACAGTTCAAAGAATTCTTTATGTGTTATAGTTCTATCTTCAGAAAGTTCAGGAAACCTCTTTAAAAGAGTTTTAATACCACATCCTCTGATGCCTGGTATGTTATCTGATTTGTCACCATCCAATGTTCTATATAATAAAAGATTCTCAGGCCAAATTCCATACTCATCAAACACCATCTGTCTATCGTATAACTTCTTTTTAGTTGGTGAGAATACCTTTACCTTATCAGAAACCAATTGAAGGAAATCTTTATCAGTTGAAACAATAACAACCTCATTACCTAAATCTGATTCATTGTGTTTAGTTATATATGCTATTGTATCATCTGCTTCAATACCATCATAAATCATTGTTGATACTGGTAGATAATCTAAAATATCATTTAACCAAACGAATTGTTGTTTCATAGATAATCTTTCCTCTTCCTCATCCATCATACCTTGATATTGACGGTTTACTCTAAATCGGTTCTTTTCTCTACCAGCTTTATATCCTTCGTGGATTTTCTTTCTGGATTGAGAACCATCTTTACCATCAAAGGTTACGATACATCGGGTTGGATTAAATTCTCTAATTTGGTATCCAATAGATTTGAGGGAGCCAATCACCCCACCCGTATGGTCACCATCCTCATTCATTGTAGGGTTGGTTGTCCAGCTACGGATAAAGGTGTTTAGTCCATCAATAATTAGAACTCTACTATTTCTTTCTCGAAGGTGATTAGTTTCTCGTTCCTGCTCAACTTCGTTTAGAATGTTTTTATAGAGGTCTTTCATTATGTAGTTGTTGTTGAATCAGAAAAATAGTTGTGAATACCTTCACCGAAATAATTATCGATAGTTTGTAATCTATCTTCTGCATCACATAGTTTGGATAGTGCCTCTTCTGCGTTTTTATAAAAATCCTCAGTTGAGTGGTCTCCAATACCTACTGCTTTATTCTCTAACAACTCCAAAGTAAGGAGTGCTTTCGCTCTATCTGCTTTCGCAGATGCTTGTAACATTTCTTTTAATTTGCTCATAACTTATTATTTTATTTAATCTACTACCTCAGCTCCCTCAGTATCTAACTCATGTGCTTCGATATCTTTAGAATCTGATTTGTATTGTAAGATAGTTGCTTCACAAATCTTTTTATAGATTTGTTCTTTAACATCTTCTCTTTCTTCCATCAAATCGATGAAATCTTTGGATTGGAATTTAATTTCCTCACCAGTTTCCGTATCAACATATGTGTACCATGCTCCACCTTGTGATACTAACTTATTTTCTTTCATTACTCCAATCCAAGAACCGAAGTTATCGATTCCTCTATCGAAGAAGATTTCAAAATCAGCCGCTCTAAGAGGTGGTCCCATTCTATTCTTAATCACTTGACATCTAACTTTCATACCAATGGTTCTATCTTTACCATTTACCTTTTGTTTGATTTGTCCCATATTCTTCAAACGAAGTCTAACCGATGCATGGAATGCAAGAGCTTTTCCTCCAGAAGTAGTCCAAGGGTCACCAAACATAGCATTCATCTTTTGTCTTAATTGATTAGTGAATACTAAGGTGATTTTTTGCCTACCAATTAGATTGGTAATCTTTCTCATCGCTTTTGAGATAATAATAGCTTTATCAGTAGCATATCCATCTTTGCCATAATCAGCTGCCAACTCATTCTTAGTTGAAGCTGCTGCAACTGAATCTACTACAATTGTAACTAATTTATCCTTTTGTGTGGTTCTTACCTTTTCAATGATTGTTTCAGTAAATTCGAAAATTTGTTCTACCGAATCAGCTGATACATAAAGTAGTTTTGCTACATCTACACCAATTGCTTCTAAGAACTCTCTACTTACCGCAGTTTCAGTATCGATTAGAACCGCAACACCGCCTTGCTTTTGTGTTTCAGCAAGGAGGTGTGCAGATACTAATGATTTTCCACTTTGTTCTAAACCAGTTACTTCAGTAATCCTTCCAACAGGAAGTCCACCATAAGGGCGATTCGAAATGGCAACATCTAACATAGCACAGCCAGTTGATATCCATCCATCCACATTTGTGGGTGCATCATTCTCTCCTAAGAAGAAGGCAACCTTTTGGTCTTTGTTTGTTTTGTTTAGCTCGGAAGCTAGTTCCGCCGCTAAGTCCATTTCTTTTTTTGCCATTTAGTGTATATTATCCGTTAAATAAATCATCAAATGCTGATGCAACATCATCCATTTTCTTTTTCTCTTCAGTACTTACCGCGTTTGAAGGTGCTGCAGCTGGTGCTGCTTTAGCTTCAGTTTTCGGTGCTGATGGAGTTGCTAGAGATTGTTGTGAAACACTCTCTTCAGCTTCTTCAGCTGTTGGGTTCAACCAACCTTCTAATACTGATTTCAACTCATCGTAAGATAATTCTGAATAGATATCAGTAATGTTACTTTGAGTTTCCATAAAGTTTTGATTTGCCGTTGCATCTTCTCCTAATGGAGTTACATTAGGTTTAACACGGATAGTAGTTACAGGATAAGAAGTTCCTGCATCTTCAGCTGATGTATATTCGATAGTAATATCTCTACCATTGGTAGGGTCAGTAATATCTCCATAATCAGGATCAGCGATGTAACCTAAGATTTCCTGATAAACAGTCTTTCCGAATCCCCAGAACTTAACTCCTTCTGATTCCTCTCCTCTTACAAGTACAGGTACAAAAGTTCTTAATTTTGGTTCCATCTTCTTAGCTGCTTTCCAATCTTCTTTATCACCCATTCTTTTCAACTTTTCAGCAAACTCAACGATAGGGTCTGGTCTTCCAAAAGAAGAAGGAGACAAATACGTTTTGTTGTTGATGTTGTAATGGAAGAATAATTCAATGAAAGGATTCTCAGGAGAGAATTTGTAAGGAACGATTCTTACTTGATGTTTACCCGGTGTGGGTTTCCATAGATTAGATGTTCTATTGGAAGTGTTTTGTAGTTTGTTCAGTCTACCTCTGATTGCGCTTAAATCTAGTGCCATAATTGTTTAAATTTTAAAGTTTTATTTATTTTAATGGTTTTATTATGGTGTCTTTCCTACACCTTATATAAATATCAAAAAACCTAGTTTTAAGAAGGTCTATCTCCATTTATTTATACAAATATACGAAAAGTTTTCAACAATTCCAAATCTTTTTTACTTTTTTTTTGAAATGCTGATTTTCTCATTTGTTGATACAAATATAAGAAATTATTTTGAGATTACCAAATTTATTTTGGATTTTTTGCGAAATCTTTTGTCCATTTGATAAAATCAGTATGTGGAAAGTGTTGTTTACTATCAAATGTATACTGTTTTACCATATGTTTATAAATTTGTTCAGATGATTTTTCAAAATTATGAGTATGTAAGGATTTATCTAATACCTCTTTACTAATTAAATCATTACCTGCTAATATCCAATTAAACACACCCCAACCAGCTGAACCATTGTAATGTGGAAAATCATTAGCATTGGGAACTCTCCATTTACATACTTCTAAAATACTTTCAACCAATGGGTCTCTTTTCAAATCATTGTGTACATATTTCCAAAATGGAGTATCATTTCTTTTTGTAATATAGTGCATTTGAATCAAACCTCTAAATTCATCTAACATCATATTAAAGTGTTCATTATTTGCTTTGACGTTTGATTCTCTCATCATATCCTCTTTGTAAGGTGATAAGTGATGTTGTGTTAATTGTACTAACTGAATTATAGATGAATGTATCGATGTTGCTTCTAATGGTTCTAAGAAGGAAGATGATAATCCTATTGAAAGTACATTCTTTTTCCAAACTTCGTTTAACCTACCACTATCAAACTTAATAGTTCTAAGAGGTGTTATCTTTCTACCAGTAACTTCTTGTAGTTCTTTCAGAGCTTGTTCCTCAGATACAAACTTATCAGAATAACAATATCCACATCCTAATCTTTCTTGAGTTGGAATTTGCCACATCCAACCATTTGGCATTGCCCAAGCAGTTGTTACATTTGGTATTTCTTCATTCTCTTCATATTGATGTGTGTAAACTAATGCTGAATTGATTGGTAAGTATTCTGAATATGAAACCCACTCTGCTCCAACTGCATTACTTAATACTCTATTGAATCCAGTACAATCAATCCAAAAATCAGATTCTATTTCAGTTCCATCTTTTAAAATTACTTTTTGTAATTCACCATTTTTAGGATTTAGATTTGTATCAGTTATTGTACCTATTTGAAGTTTGATTCCGTTTTCTAATGCAATCTTTTTAAACCACTCACCAACTTTATGTGCATCAAAGTGATAAGCATATCCAGTTTCGTAACTATCACTACTTTCAGCTTTTAAAAATGGTGTTAGATTTTTTTCCCAAAGATATTTGTTAGGACTAGATTCTGCAGCTACTCCATATTTTGAACAAAGAGTAAAATCTCTATCCAATGGCCACAATGAAGTTTGTGTTCCAGATAACGATTCAAAGAATCTATCACCTACTCCATTCCAATCAATACAATCAATTCCTAATTTAAATGTAGTGTTACAATGTTGAAAAAACTCTTGCTCTCCAAATCCTTCTAATTGTGTTAGTGTTGATAAAAGTACTTTTTGTAGTACTCCAGTTGAACCTTCACCAGCTCCGATTATAGGAATATCTTCACTTTCTATTAAAGTGATATCGTATGCTGGTTTATCTCTATGTAGATTTTGTTTGGCTAGGAATAATGCTGATAACCAACCAGCAGTTCCTCCACCCGCTATAACTATTTTCATTTATAAACTATTTATTATATAACTTTTTAATTCTGTTTTCTTTTCTTCCCAAAGGGATTCACTAATAATTTGTGGTACTGGTTCTGATGAACCTGTATATGATGATGTAAAAAATGATGATGATATAAAAGAATCTCTAATACTTTCATATTTAGGTACACTCTCAGATAAAAAATTGTAAGAAATTACAGTATCTACACTACCACTTTCATTTATACTACCTGATGTTAATACTATCATAGATGAATCATCATCTATAAATTTAAAGTAGTTATCAAAAGATTTTACAAACCAATTACCCATTTTTATAGATTTTCAATTATGTAATCCTTTACTTCATCTCTTTTTGCCTCAAAGAGTTCTTCAGATATAAGTTCAACACCAGCCACATCACCACCTATATATGCATCTCTCATATTTTCATATCCACCATCGTTATCAAAACTAATAGCTATGCATTTATTTGTAAAGTTAGTAGTTACACAAATTACCTCATGTGTTTCATCTACTAACTTAAAATAAGAATCTCTTTCTTTAAAATAATGATTTGCCATAATAACTTTTTTTAACTTTGATTATAAATACTAACATTTTCTGATGATTGAACATATAATCTAGAATAATTTCTATAATTTCTTGCAGGTTCTCTTACATTTAAAAGCCATCCTCTTTGATTTGAATATATAGCTCTAAAAGCAGTTGTCCAAGATGAACCCCAACCAATACTATTATCAAAATAAACATCTAAGCCATTTCCATATGGAATACGAAGCCAACCACGTATACTTGTGGTTCCCCATTGCCAACTTTGACCTAAAGCTGTTCCATTATATCTAAATTCCCAAGCTCTAGTATCTGCATCGGCACTTCTTTCACTTTGAAAAAGATTTATTGTAGCACTTACTGCATTATGCCTATATCCATACCAATCGGAATAAGCATAACCATTATTTGCTTTACTGATTCCATTTGTTGGATACCTTGCTGATTGAGTGTTGATAGAACCATAACTACCATTTCTAGCATGCCAAATAGACATATAGGTAGAATATGCTCTACCAAACTCTTGGTTTATATTACCTGCCGCTATTTGACCAGAAAGTGTAAGTGTCATAACTAACTTTTATATTATAGAGATACTAACATATCCATCAACTCTTGTTGAGGGAATAAATCGAATTTATCTTTACGAGTATTAGTATGTGTCCAAGTTCCTTTTACTTTACCATAGTAAGCATCTTCGTTGAACTCAAATGCAGCTGCACCTTTTTCTTTGATTAAAGTAGGTAATCCAGCTCTGATATCAATTCCATCTCTTTCACCGATAAACTTCATCCACTTTTCTAATTGTTCGATTTGTTTATCAGAATATCTATGCCAAGTTTTGTGTCCTCTAAATTCTTCTTTTAGAGTTACGATTTGTGAATCTGCTACTTGAGTACCAGCATAAGTTTTTCCATTTACCACATATCCAAAGTTACAAATCTCAATTCCTACTGAGTGTACATGCATATGTTGTGAACCATTTTTACCTAAGTGCCATGCGTAGTTACCTTGTGGGAAACATTGTACTAATTCTCCATCATATACTTCGTTGTTTCCTTTTACTGATGGTCCACCCATTACCCATTCAGTTGCAATAGTTCCACCATCTCTATCCCAATACTCAATACATTTGTATGGATTATGCCATCCAGCGGTGTGGTGTAAGAAAAGGTATTCGTATTTTACAGGCCCATGTTTGTATTCATCTTCAGGCATAAAGTATTCTACATACTCCAATCCACCTTCGTTTACTTTTTTCTTTGAGTAGATATCTGGTGCATCTGATTCTTCTTGTCCAGTTACATCAGTATCATTTAATCCCATTGCTGCCCAAGTTCCTTTTCCAACTAAACCATCAGCAGTTAATCCATTTAAGGATTGAAAATCTTTTACGGCTTGTTCCGTTCCTTTACCAAAGATACCATCAGCACCCAATCCTAAGAATTGTTGAACTGCTTTTACATCTTCTCCTCTTGAACCTACTTTTAATAGCATACTATGTGTTTTTTATTTCTGATTAAATTCTATAACCTCAAAGATACGAGTCTGAATACGTTTCGTACCCTCAGTATTTGTAAGTATTATTGAATTTCTAAATTTTTGCCAGTCTATTACAAATGTCTTATCTAATACACCACCATTTTCTTCTCTCACTAATTGGTTTAGTGCGTTAATGGTATATAAAGTATTTGATTCTTTTTTTCTGTGTATTAGTATTGTATCTTCTAAAGGTTGTGGTGGTTTGAACTCCGTATTTATATTATAGGTAACGTAAAGTTCATCTAAGTTTGATTTATTTTGTAAGATATAGATATAGTTATACACTATCACATAAGTCTCTCTGATATCCTGCAGAGTCTTTTGTAACCCATCCTTTGAAGTAAATGTACACAATAATTGTGTTTTCATAAATTTTTTTCTGTATTAATCAATCACCTATAAATATTAAATAATATTTTTAGAATGATTATTTAAGATTTGGATTTAAAACACTTTTGCATTTCAGTTGAGTAAGTCATTGTATTATTTGTCTTTCCAGAAGCACCTTCTTTACTTCTATAAGATTTGAAGCCAAGTTCTTTTCTTCCACCTTTAGTATCAACTATATATGTGAATACCTTTTTACCGGTTACATTACCCGTACGATTACCTTGTTCATCTCTATCGTCTGAATCATATGTTAACTCTTCTTCTTCTATTAACTTAAATTTTTGTTTAAATTCTGTTGTATCTTTTACATCCAAACATTCCCTTAGAACTTCACCATTTACTTCAACACCACCCATATTTACATCAAGAGAAGCACCAGTTATTGATGATGGGTCTCCTTTTACATATGCTTTAGGTGGATAATCCATCATAGTTAAATGAAATCCTCTAATATTTTCTTCAGCTTCCATTAAAGTACCTGCCCCAACACTCTCACCATCTACATCAACTTTAAAGTTGTTCATTGTACGAATCCGTTCTCTTTGCATTTCTACAACTTCTGTTCTTTGTTCGGATAATAATTTCTTTACATCCAATCCAAGTGTATCAGGATTTTCTTTTTGATATTGTAATGCAACTTTATTAATTGATTTAACCATAGAGGCATTTAACTTACCACCATCTGCAACAAATTTATTTATCATTTCGGATTTTTGAATATTTGTTAAGTCCTCCGGCTTTACACCATCTGGTAAATATTTATCCCATTTCTTATTTATTTTGGAAAAATTACCAGCTTTACGTGCCGTTTCACCATAAATTGCATCGTTCATATTTTGTACCATAGTACCCTTATCCTCATCTATGATTTTCTCTATCTTAGATTTATCTAATTTTAATAAGTTAGTTGCTATGGGAACTGATTGTTGATTATACTTTTCCTCAATTGAACTCATTCTATCAGCATATTCTTTGTTTATTTTTTTACATTCTACCTTATATTCATCAGATAATGAAGATTTATCAATATATGAATCATAGTTAGATTTTTCATTTGCTAGTGTAGAATTATCTTGAATATCATTTGTTGTGGTTTTATCACTATGAAATTGTACTAATAAATTTCCATTTTCATCAGTTACGAAAGTTGCAGTATCAGATGGATTCATTCCACCACCACCAGCTTTTATGAATTCAATTAAATCATTTTTATCAACCTCAGTTCCATTTGGTAAGTAAACTTTTCCTTTTGCGTTGTTTACCATATCAACTTGAGCATCTATACTAGCACCAGCTCCATAGAAAGGATATGTTTTTGCTTTTTTACCAAATAATTTATTTGATTGAAGATTTTTAATTCTTTTTTGAGTATTTTTATGTTTTTTTATAGCAGAAGCTGCCGCAACTCTAGATTTGGAGTATGCTGCTCTTTCCTTCATAACTTGCTTATGTTGTTCTGGAAATTCTGGTTTGGTATGTGTTCCTGTTCCTTTAGCCTCTTCTCTTCGTTTTTCTATATCAGGATTTTTTACAAGACCAGAAGTATCTTTTTGTTCTTTACCTAATTTAGTATTTCCAAATCTTTTGTGAGAATAGTCTGCTAATTCATCTTCAGTCATATCAGGGTATTTTTCTAATATGAGAACTAACTCACCAGAAACTATTTCATTAAATGCAGAACCAGGCCCACCGGGAGCTGGTTTTGAACCTGTTTTCTTTTCATATCCACCATACCCTACATCAAGCATTGTGTTTTTAACATCAGTATCTCCAGTTTCTGATACAACTTTCCCCATTTCGGTACTATCAATTTCTTTGGGAAGTACTCTACTTTTTGTATTACGCTTATTTTTTTCTAAATCAGGTGCTGAATATCCAGTATCTTTAGAAAATATACTTTTTTTCTTTTCTTTAGAATCATCTTCTTCAGAATCTTCTTTTCTCTTTTCATGAGTACCAGCTTCTATTGCCGCATCTCTATTTTCTTCAGAATCAAAATCAACAACTTGTCCACTCTTTTTACTTATAGCATAGAATTTTTCCTCTGCTTCTAAAAGATTTCCAATTAATTCGTTTTTCATTTCAGTATATCCCCACTCATCTAAGATTTCAGATAAGATAGAAATGTGCTCTCTATTATCTAAGATAGGATACCCTTCATTAGAACGATAAGATAACTCAGATAATAATTCAGTAAAAAATTCGTATTTGTTCATAGTAACTCTTCCTATATCCTATAAATATTAAAGTTTTGAGTAATCCGTTCCCCAACTAGCTTTTATAGGAAACCCATTACTTTCTACAATTTCTTTTAATTTAAGAGCATGTTCTTTAGGAGTATCTAATGGATAAGAGAATAAGAATGAATCATAAGTGTATAAACTCAACTCAATATCGGTTTGTTGAATAAACTCCAACACTTTCCTCATTGTATCCATATTTAACTCAGTTTCAGTTGCTTGTAGTAAATAGTTGAATACTTTTTGAGGATTCGATTGTTCTATGTATTTTAAAGGGATATTTCTATTGTTTGTGGATACATAACCCACTTTTGATGCCTTACTCCACATTTCATCGATGTACTCTCTAACCTTCTTATAATAAGGAATAGAATCAAACTCTTCAGGTATCCCACCATAAAGTAATTGGAAGGTAATTCCTTTGGATTCATCATAAGGAACTCCATATTGGTCCGCTAACCATTGGTGAACCGAAGTATCGGGTAAATCGTAATCAATCAACTTACCTATGATTCGGGGGTGATAGGCATCATAATCCATTTGTAGGAATATGTGCCCATCTTTGGGAATAAATACTTCTCTAGTTCCATCCTTTTTATTTAAAGCAGAGAAGTTGATTCCCCCAAATCGGTTGGAAGGACGGGATGTAATCGTATATGGGTTATATTCGGTATATACGATATTGTTGTTTAAATGTTTAGTGGCTTGTGGATATCTATCAAAAAATTTTCCCCCTTCGACCCGAACCCCATATCGTTCAATCTGAGATAAAAGAGGAATCATTGTATTATCAATCCAACTTTTAGGAGATAAATCGGGAGGAGGAATAGTACTACTTATATTGTCAACAAATGATTTTAAGTACTCTCCCCACTTCATTAAAGGTGCTATCTTTCCTAAACCATCTCTTATACCCATTCGGGTATAATGTGATATAAATGGTTGATTTTGTACCTCATCGGGTATAGTTTGATTCTTTTCAAAGAAGTAATAGTTGGATATATCAAAAATATTTTGTATATTTGTACCAGTTTGTAATAATCCTTTCTTATTCCATACCCACTTTGGTTGTGTAGATTTAGAAAGGTCTAAATGATGGGATTTTCCATCAATATGATTATATATGAGAATAAAGTCAGTTTTTCCCATCCTTACGAATAAGAAAGCAAGTTCGTTGTTCATTGGATGTTTATCCAAATCAGACCATATAGGAATTACAATTGAGGGATTATTTTCCCACATTTGCATAAAATTCTCTTTCTCTTTATTAGATTCTACTACAATCATCTAACAAATATAAGAAAAATATTTGTAATATCCAAATTATTTTTTATGAAATTGTAAAAGGTTTGGTAAGTACAATGCAATCTTAGGGATATCCTCAGATGCTAATTGTAGAGATATTGAGTTAGATTTCTTTACTTCAATAGGGTCTCCAGTTATTCTCCAATCTAATTTTGTCTGAATATAAAAAGGATTACCTTTATATCGATTAATTTCACTTACTGAAACTTCAAATATATTAGATGAGGAATCGTTAGCTTTTTGTACAAAACATCTTTCAATATATCCTCTCTGATATTGTCTATCGGTTATAGTTGGAACAAATGCTGTTACATCTCCAATAATATAAGATTGTGCACTTGCTATTTCTTTATATCTATCGTTATCCATTATGTATTGTTTCTAAATCCACCTTCAACTTCAGTAGTCCATTCCATTCCTTGAATAGTATGTTTTACACCTAAAACTTGGAAAAATCCTTGCGTTTCGTATTTTGCAGGAATACCCTTTACTCTAAACCTATCTCCTCTCTTAATACCACTAACACCATATACAGTAAATGTAAAATTAATTGGTAACAAAATAGATACATTTGATTTCCTATCTGCTTCAGATTTAGCCATTTTTAGTAATTGTTTATCATCATAAACAGATGCATAAGTTTTTTCTTGTACAACAAACTTATCTTTTATATCCTTTTTTTCAAATTGTACTTTTGGATATGTACCTATCTTACCCAAAAAATTAGCATAATTCTTTTCTTTTAGTTCTTCATCGGTTTCTTCTCCACCTTTAGGTGGTGGTGGTGATTCTTTTTTAGATTCGATTTCCTTTAAAACTAAATCGGTAATCTTACCCGAATCTAACCTACCAAAAAGTGGTTGAGTTTCACCATTAATCTTTTTTCCTAATCTTGTACCAATAACTTGATTCATCTTAGCAGCACTCATATCTAAATTTAAAGATGCATCTTTAAAAATAGAATCACTACCTATTAGATTAAATGTATATGGATTTACTTTTGGTTTATATGTAAAGTTAGTTTCTTGTATGGTAATTATTTGGTCTCCTTTTTTTAGGTTTCCTCTATCATTTTCCAAAGTTGTTTCCATTATCTGAAAATTCCATAAATCATTCACAGCTGATGACATTCCATTTAAGATTTGATATAAAGCATCCTTTACTGTAAAGTTACTTGTTCCCATAATACCCGATGCGAAATCGAAGTTTACATACAAGTCATCTAAAAATCCCCATTCTCCTTTATCTTTATCTATACATTCACTAGATGGTGTGGTTCCATCTTTATATTGTAAATCATAAAAATTACCACCAACTTGAACAGAACCACCAATAATAGGATTTTCAAAAGGAAATTGTATTTTTACACCACCATATTCTATTGAACAATCTTCAAAATCAGATGGTATAACTTCTAATGCTTGTTCATTGTTTTTAGCATCAAGAAAACTAAATTTTGGTGTGTTTACATTTGGTATTAACAACTTACTTTTATCAGTACTAAATATATTTGGATACGCTGAACATATGGTATGCTCTGAATGAATTTCCATAGAAACCACTTTCTTACCAATTTTTAAACCCTTTATAATCATTTGGTTCATTATCTTCATAAGAGTACCAAATCTTATAAACTTTTCACCACCAACTATCTTAGTACCTCCTGGTATATCTATACGTTCTTTTCCATCATTACCTTTTTCCTTTGCACCACCCCAACCAAAGAGCCTACCAATAGCCGTTCCATCTGCTTTGTTGTTTAATGCATCAGCAATAGTTTCATCAAAGTTTACATAATTAACTGCCTGTGCCATTGGTATCTTTCTAAGGGAATCATCATTTTTAGAACCCAATGCTTTAATTTCTGCAGTTTTTCTATTAGATGGTAGTGCATTGAACGCAAACATCCATCGTTTTACATTTAAATCAGTTTCATCACTTAAATTTTTATAATCAGGTTCTTTTTTAGCACTTTTATCAGAATCATCACCAGCGTTATCACCATTTACCAAATAAGCTGGTAATTCCGTAAAACCTGTACATTTTACTTCAACAGTCCAATTTTCACCTTCGGTTGCTATTCCACCACCAGTTATAAATCCTAAATAGTTATCATATTGTCCTTTAGATGCTTCTCTTCTACTTGTAAGATTTTTAAAATTTTGAAAATTAGCTATTTCAGTTGCATTTAATTTTTTTACCAAACCTTTCATAGATTCTGGAGTATTCCATCCCCATTCTAAAAATACAGTAAATCCTGGTTCTTGGAAATATTCAGTTATTAATTCCATTTGGTCTTTAGAAAAACATTTAATTGTAAAATTAGCTTTTCTACTTAAATTACCAGCTCCCTCATCTATTTCAATAGATTCAATAATTGGAGAAGGTTTATAACCTTGCCCCTCCGATGGATTTATTGGGGAACCTCCCCAAGTTTCACCAATAGTACCACTTTGTTTATTAATTCCATAAATAGAAGAAACACCAGCAGCTCCAAATAATTTAAAATTTGGATTAGATACTATTGTTAATCCATCCCCCTTATTACCAGAAACGGCAGATGTTACTCTTACCCAAGCATTTAACTTAGATACGTTATATACACTACGTTTTCTACTTTCTAAGGTTTTTGTAGCATATCCCGCAATATTTGAAAATTTTGGAAATGTTCCCATAACTGTTATTCACTAAAGTTTACTAATATTTCAATATAGTTTTGTGGTATTCTTAAAATTGTACCATCTTTCAAACCAAATGGAGCATTATGTATATTATTTGCAGCTGCTATAATCCACCAAAGTGATGAATCTTCATAGTACTGATATGCTAAGGTATCTAATCTATCACCAGTTTCAGATGCTACATAAACATCATCATCTCTTAATGGTATTTTAGGATATATCTTAGAACGATATACAGTCCTACCATCATTTAATTTTTTACTTTCGTTATTTTCGTATCTACTTGCCATCTATTATTTACTTTGAGGTTCAAATGAATAGAATTTTCTACCTGATGTATTATTTCTACCTATTAAAAATTTAACAGTCATTGATACATCAGTAATCATTGGTAATCGATATCCTTTCATATCTATATCCTTTTCAGAAGTACCTGTTATAACTCCTGCTTCGTTTGATAATACTTTTCTTTCTTTATTAGTTACATTCCAAGGAGTATTATCATCCCATGTATGTGATAAAGATTCTATAAATGATAATTTACCTTTATATAAATCACCAATTGTTAATCTAATAAATGGTGGAACTACTGCAGATGAATCATAATACCCTTGTGGGAATACTAATGAATTTAAAAAATTAATTTTATCCCATCCAATTTTGTGTTCTTCTGCATTTAATGAATAAACTTTAAAATTAAAAGTTACACTTCTTTCTATTCCACTATATGTGTAATTACTGAATGGTGAACCAATAAACTTATGAGAATCCCAAGATGGAGAAAGTGTTTCACTTAACCCACTTAATGTTGCTCTAAATTGTACAGTTTTATTCCTATGTACTGAAGTAAACTTCAATGGTACAAAATCTTTATCATCTAAGGTTGTTACTCCATCACCTAATGTAAGAGTTTCACCTTCAAAGATATTGGTACTATTTATAATATCAGATATCTGATTCATCCCTCTTTTCTTTTCTACAAAATCATTTTTTGATATTGGTGATTTAATCTTACTTGCAAATGATTTACCCTTTCTATCAGGATTTGAACTAAATAATATTTTATTTGGAATATCTAAATCAGTTAGAGCTTTTGAATATCTTCCACCCAAACCACCTTCATCTGATATATCAACAAAATCTAGTTTATCAGTTAATGTAGGGTCAATTTGTTTATTTTTATCTAAACCAACTCTTGTATCTGTACCCTTTGAGTTAACTCCATCTAAAGTAACACCCCACATTGGGAATTCTACTGCTGGTGGTAATTTTAAATCAAATGTCTTAGAATACATTAAACCTCCAACATCTATTACACCATTATTATCAGCTGTTCTATTGATTTCACCAGGAACAGAAATACTACCATAATTTGTTGTTGTATTTTTTAAACCCGCTAATGATGCCCCATTGAATCCAGTTGTAGGAGCTCCGCCAAATAATGCTCCTCTTAATTTATCCTTTCCTAATTTTAGTGCACTACCTAATGCCTGTTTACCGATATCTTTTATATTACCACCACCTAAACCTTTTAAGAACTGTCCTAATGGTTTACCTTCACCAGCTTCTTTTACAGATTTTAAAGTTTGTAGATAATTTTTTTGAATTTGACCACTATCTGCACTATCACTAGTACCAGCTAACATTTCTTTAATCAGTTTATTAGTTGCTACTTTGGTTGGTATTATTGTTTGTGGAATTCCTAAGAATTTACTATTAAGTACTGCATCTCTACCTTTTTTGATAAGATTACCCAATGGACCACCACCACCATCATCACCACCAGTTGCTGCTCTCATTGTATCCAAAAGTGTAGTAGTTCTAAGTGTTAATCTTGGTAATTCACTACCATATATAAATGGCATTGATGCCGTTCTTATTAATCTAGCTCCTGTTACTTCTTCTTCTAAAAGAGTTTCACTTCCTTTAGCTCCTAAATTTTTTCTAGCTAATCTAGCTAAAGACATACCAACTGTATTCACAAATGGGTCAGCTGCTGAAATACGAATATCCTTTGAGTTTCGTATAGCGTATGCTTCTTCAGCGGTTTTACCACCTTGTGAAGGGAGTTGTTTACTTTTAAATAATTCTTCTAATGTTGGCATAATATATTATATTGAGTATGAATTACTTCCTATCTTATTTACTCTACTTGCTATCGCTGATGTAACTTTTCCGCCATCTATATAAACATCCTTTGTTTCTCTAAATGTTGTTTTTAATTCTTCTACCCAAGCTGGGGTTTCTTCAGCTCCTCCACCAGCATCACCACCTAAACCTAATAAGGAACTTGCGGCTCCAAATGCTGAAACAGCCATCATTGCTGGAATTGCTGCTATACCAGCAACTGAGAATCCTACTAAAGATGCGGTTAGTGCAGCAAATCCACCAGCTAATCCTAATACGGATAATGCTAGTTCTGGGGTTGCTACTTGTGCTATCTTTCCAAAGAAATCTCCCAATCCACCAAATACTTTTGCAACGGCTGTACCTACTGATACTACAATGTTACCAATAGCTTCACCAAATGCTTTAATACCAGGTGCTGCTACTTTAAGTGCGAATCCAATACCAATAATTGCTCCAGTTACTGCAACTAATCCTACTATGGCTTGTGGGGAAGCAAATGCTCCAATACCTTTTGCCAATCCTTTGAGTCCAGCTCCCATACCTTTCATCATTCCACCAATTCCACCACCTTTAGAGGCTTTTGCTAATCCACCACCTTTATTAGCGCCGAATCTCATATCAGGTTTACCAGCTTTAGTTAAAGGTCCTCCTCCAGCTGCGGCTCCACCAAGTCCTTTGAATTTCTTACTAATCCCACCCACTACAGTGGTTATACCACTCCAAGATTGACCAGCTTGGGCAGATAGTGTTAAAAACTTACCACCCCAATCTAAAAGTTTTGGGCCTGCTTGAGAAACTACTGCTTTTAGAGATTCTCCTATGTTAGAGAAATCCCCACTCATTAACTTAGATATATTTTGTGCTTTTTCTTGGTTTGCTGCCATCTTTCCAAGTTCTGCAACCGATACTCCTAATAAATCAGCTGTTGCTTTCTTTTGGAAGTAATCCATTTTATTGAAAGATTCAACTCCACCTAAAGCTCTTAATGTTTCTTCAGTAGCACCTGTTAAATCCCCTTGCATAGCTAATGACCTAGCTCTATCTAAATTGATATTTTTACCGAGCATTGCACCTAACTCCAATTCTTTGTTTATAGAGTTTTCAAAATCTAAGAGATTATCAGCAATACCACTAATGGTACTCATATTAGTACCAAGTTTAGCAGCATAACCAGCTGCTTCTAATATATTTTTACCACCATCTTTACCAAATAGAGCAAATTCTTCAGCTGAACCAGCTACATCACCCATTAATTGAGAAACTGGTATGTTATTCATTTTAGCGAATTCTCTAGTACCTGCTGCGAGATTACCAGCAGTTTCTAATGAACCACCATTTAACCTAGCTAAAGAACCACTTAATGTTGCTGCTTCAGTACCACTAATACCTAAATTATTAGCCATTAAGTTAGTTTGAAGTTGTGCTCCAAATGTAGCATCTTCTAATCCACCCATTTCGGCAGATAATGATTTTAGAGTTTCTGCAGAATCACCAAATGCAAAACTTAATACAGTTGCACTACCAGCTGCCCCACTTAAACCTTCACCAACTTGCCCTAATTCTTTATTTACTTCGGATAGTTTACCAAAAAACTTTCCACCACCTATTAGTAGTAATCCAGTTATACCTTCTGCACTTTTTAGATTAGTAACAAATGTTTCAGCAGTTTCTGTTATAGCTTGCATTGAAGATTTTAATGCTTCTTGTGCTGCTTTTTGTCTTTCAAGAGATGCTTCTTCTTCTTCAGACAGGTTTGATAAACTATTTGCTATTGCATTTTCTTCTTTTAAACTAGCTATTAAACTTTTACTTCGTTTATCAAGAGAATTCATTATATCATCTCTTTTACCCACTAATAGTAATCGTTGTTGTTCATCATCTGAACTTAAATTTGCTATATCACGATTTATACTAAGAATTTCTAAAGATTTTTTTACATTTTTGTCTTGACCACTAGCTATTAAATTTAAATTATTAGTTTGTTTAGTTTTAAAATCAGAATAAATACTGGATATTGATTTTATTGAAGCTTCTTCATCAGCAAAATATTGTTGTCTTGTATCATTTACTTTTTTAAGCTCTTTAGCAGTAGATATTATTTCTTTTTTTAAGTCTTTTCTTTGTTTTATTTGCTCTTGAGTAATGGCACTACCAGCAGCTTCAATCTTATTTATTTCAGATTGAAGAGATTTTATTTCTTTTAATAAATCAGCTCTACTTTGTGCCATTTAGGAGTTTATTTTGAATATTTCTTTATAAGGTCATCTAGTTCTGCTTTTTCTTTTCTAATTTTTTCCATTTTATCTGTGAAAGATTTGGGTAAACCTCTATCAGATGCTTTTTTAATTATTCTATTAGCAGTACCTTTTTGCAATCCATCGAAAAAATCTCCTATGAATCGAGAAACCATATTTAGTTCATTTATTTCTTTTTTTGACATGATTAGTTTCTTTATAGTTTTATACTACTATAAATATTGGATAAAAAAAAAGTAAGGATTATTTCCTAACCCTTACTTTTGATTTACGTTCTGCTTTTTTGTATTCGTCTGCTTCTTTCTTTTTGAGGTCTAATAACTTTTTGAAGTAAAACTTTCTCCATTGTATTGGCATGAAGTAAACATCTCTCCAAGTAAATCCATTACCAAAGTTAACCAGTTCCCAAATTTGATTATGTAATTGAATCGAGTAATCACTCGGAAGGGTAAAAAAACCCGGCCCCAAAGGGGATATCGAGCGCCTCCTCCTCACCCGTCAACTCTGATACAAAGTTGAATGTTAAATCCATATCTGGACTGATTTCTCTTACATATTTTCTGAATGCTTTAGTATCCAATGCCAAGAATGAGTTTGATACCCACTTAGTAATAAATCCCCTATCTTCATTACCATCTACCGATTGAATCATATATTTCAAACGAGTTGTTACATCAAATGTAGTATCTCCTTTTCCTTTATACAATCTAGCTAATGCTTGGTTTTCTTTTGTGATTTCGGTTTCATCACCATGTGTTAGAAGTTTGAATTCCAACTCTGTCCCACTTTTTGGTAATTTAAATTTATAAAGATTTTCACCATTTAATAATGATTCATTAAAATCTTTTGTTTTTACCTTAGATAAATCAATACTTACCTCTTGCTCTTCTAATGTAGATGGGTCAGTTATTTCTACTTTATATTCTGAACCATATCCCATTACTCTAGTTGCTAACAGAATTGCGTTCTTATCACCAATGAAGATATCATTAATATCTACACCTGGTTCTACAACTACTGATTCAAATAACTTATCTAATACTACACCTTTTTTGATTAGAGATTGAGATGCAAGAATATCTTCTTCTCTTGCTGTCATATATTTAATCTCAATATTTCCCTTTCTTAAAGGGTGTCCTTCTGGATAAAGTAATCCCTTTGATGGTAAATCCACTACCTCAGTTGGGAAATCAAATTTATTTTCGCTCATAATTAACCTTTATTTGTTTGTATATATAAGTATATCAAAACTAAAAAGTTGTAAAACGAAAAAAGGTTCTCACTAAGAGAACCTTCTTCAAATATATAGATAGTAGTGGATAATATCTTAAAATTCTAAAATAGCGTAATCGTATGAAAGAGTTAGTTCGATATCAGCTGGGTCATTTGATTCAAAAGATAAATCATTAAAGTTAGCTGCCTGAATGAATGCCCCTTTTAACTTCCATTGTTCGATTTTATCACCAACAGGTCCTAACATATAGAAATCGATATCTTTTTTGTAGAAATCTGCGTATCCTTTTCTACCAGTTAAAGATTCATATCCTAACCTTACCCATTCCATCACTTGTTGTGCTCCACTTGGAACGATTGGGTCATACAATGTAATAGAGATATCTTGCCACTCTCCTTTACCTTGTAGTTTTCTATAAGTGTTAATGTGGTCTAACTTCACAGTTTCGAAATTGATAGATGGTCTAGCTGCGGCTTTTATCAAATAAGATTGAATTCCATCAATCTCCATGATATACCTGTTCTTCATCTTCGGTTCGAAGTTGGTGAACATCATTTCGTTAAATTCTAATACTTCTGCCATTTTTTTATTTTCCTCTTTATACTAATAAATATTAGTTGTTCAAATTTTTATATTATGCTGAGAACGATGCTCCAGTTGGTAAGATGTTGAAATCAATTACAATGAATTCAGCGGTCTTAGCAGGTTGTAGGAATATCTGTCCAGCCAATATGTTTCTATCAACAACATCAGGTGTGTTGTTAGTCTCATCCATAACTACTTTAAATGCGTACAATCCTTGTCTTTGTTGGATACCTTCTAAGTAAGGTTGTACAGTGTTGATGAATCTACCTCTAGTCGATGCCGTATTTTGTTCGAATACTAAGAATCGAGATGTAGATGCTACAAATTTCTTAACGTTGATTAACAATCTTCTTACATTGATTCTATCTAATGCTGATGCTTTATCTTGCAACGTTTTCTGTCCGAATGCCACAATACCTTGTCCAGGGAAAGTTGCGATTGGGTTTACTTTGTTTTCATATAAAGTATCTCTTTCAGAGTGTGTTAATCTATTCAATACTGAAACTGCTCCAATAATACCTCCTCTATTTAAACCAGCAGGTGCGAACCATTCAGCTGCAATAGCGTCATTCGCTGCGTACACAGCAGGTAATAGTACTGAAGGTGGTACTGAGATTAGTTTGTTAGTATTTGTATCTACTGTCTTAACCCAAGGATAATAAGAACCTACATAGTTCGAATCGATTTTATTAGCTTCAGTAGTTACTTGTGCGATTGTATCGTTTACTGAACTTAAGTCAGTAATGTAGAATGCATCTTGTCTAGCTTCTACCATATCAATCACATCAGTAACAACTGCTGTGTGTAATCTTCTTACAATACCTGGAGTTACTACCATATTAATATCATATTCATCAGCGTTTGAAATTGCGTTCACAGCTTTTGAGTATGCAACTGAACCACTAGCAGTAGAATCAGTTAAATCAAATCCTTGCGAATTTCCAGCTGAGATTGTAGAACCTAAAGCGATTTCTCTATTCGGGCTCATTCCATCAAATCCTCCTTGGAATCCTAATGAGAATTGTCTCTTAATCATATCAGCTGTTGCTGAACCAGTCATTTCTAATGATAATCCAACTCCACTTACGTTACCATCAAATCCAAATGCTACATTTGAACCAGCTCCAGCTCCATCAGGAATAGGATTTAGGTAATTAGCGTTATCTTCTTTTATACCAACTGATTCAAAATCAAATCCAGCATAAAATTGTGGGTTACCAGCTGTGTTAGCGATAGAACCAGTTTGGAATATAGCTTCAGGAATCTGAGTTTCAATAGTTGCTTTAATTGGGTTAGTATATGCTCCATGTCCAAATGGTGCGGCTGATACAGGATAAGAACCCTGCTCACCAACTTGTACTCTGATGTAAGATGAATTGTTCATCCAATCACCCCATTCAGTAATTTTACCATTTGAATCAATTGTATTGTATCTATCACCAATTACTCTCGCAATATAGTTTGGAGATGATGGGTCTAAGTTTACATTACTAAATGTTTCTAATACTACTTTTCTCTTATCAGTATCAGAGTAAGAACGAACAGTTACAGTAAATACTGAATAATCAGTTCCACCATCTTCACCTGCTGCTTTTACATTTGATATAGAGATTTTAAATCTTTTATTTTCACCATTACCATGTCCTAAAGTATGGAACTTAAATAGGTCGTATCTTTCACCGGAGATTAGTTGTGATTTTACGAATGGCGTTGATGCAGTTTGAGCATCATAAGCAAAGTCTTGAGTTGGTAATGTAACCTCCTGTACTAGACCTTCTGATGATTCTAAACCACTATATGCATTCTTAAAGTAAGAATAAACATATGCATTTTTCGAACCTCTTGCATTAGAACCAAATACATCACTTACATCATAATTATCTTTTTCATTTAAAGAAGATGTAAATCCAGTAATACCACTACCAGTAATAACAAAAGAACCAGATGTTCCTGCTACATCTGTTATTGTAGTAGAAGGAAATCCAACAGATTCATCACCATTATGTGTTGAGTGAAGTGTTGCAATTATTTTTATTCCAGCTGAACCAGATGTTGCGATACCAATTGGGTCTGCTTGGTTATAACCACCTACACCTGCTACTCTAACAATAGTTGCACTTCCTGCTTCCCTTAAATAGTTCTGCACTGCATATTCTGTATAGTAAGTACCATCAGGTGTACCAAATTTATCTTCAAACTCACTTTGAGTTCGAACTATTGTGGGAACAAACGCTGGTCCTTGTTTGAAAGGTCCGATGAACGCTGCTCCAATTTCTCCTACCCCTTGTGCTAAGAACGAAAGGTCATTTTCTCTCGTAAATACTCCAGGTGATACAATTCTTTCTGCCATATTATCTCCGTTTATTAAATAAACAATTTAGTTATTACAAATATAAATATAACTAAAACGTTGAAACCATTAATTAATCTCCAGAACCACTAACTGGTGTTGGAGTTACTGAACCTGTTGACCAAGGTAAGTCCTCCATACCGATTTCTTCACTAGCATCATCAACCTCATCAATCTTCTTTTGAATTTGTTCTGAGATGTGGTCCCAATATCCAGTTGATGGACTTGTTACTGATGATGATACCCATCCAGCTACTAACTCTTCAGTTAGTTCTCCAAATGCTACAAATTCATCAGATGAACCTGAATCAAAATCTAGTGGAGTAGCTCCTACGAATCTACCTTCAGTTCCGGTAGCTCCTTCAGTACCAATACATGTCCATCTAACGTGTAAAATTACGTTTTCAAGATCACCTATCGTTTTTTTAGTCATTTGGGTTACACCCCAAGAATAAGTTACTGCCATTTTATTTTCCTTTTTATATATATAAGTATATAGGTTGTTCCCCAAACGGAAAACAATCACCTATAAATATAACCAATTTTAATTAAACACAAATATTAAGATATACTTCCAGAAGTTTCTACCCAACTTGATGATACATGATTCCAAGCTTCTATTACGAATGCAGATTCACTAGCTATTAAATGTGCTTCATTGAAACTATCGTAGTGAACATCTTCGTGCCTTCTACTAATTTCAACACCATCTTCCATAAAAGAAACTCTCTTTACAACATCCATTGAAGGATTTTGTACGTTTATTTCTAATTTGTTTAAAACTACTAATTTTTCTAATGCCATTTTATTATTTGTTTAATAATTCTTTCATCATCTCTTTTAATTCAGAGAGTTCTGACTTTAAATATTCAATTTCTTCTTTTTGTGATTTAACTATATCATTTTGTTCATTGATTGCGTTAACTAATAATGGAGTTAACCTATCGTAATCAACAGTCATATAATCATATCCCAATCTCTCAGCTTTTGGAGCAGGATGTACAATTTCAGGAAGAACTGATTTAACATCTTGTGCAGATACACCGACTTGTAGCTCAGTTCCACCCCATCCAATCATATTGGCTTCCTTATTGTTTCTATAATAGAAACCATTAAGTTTACCAACTTTTTCAAGAGCGTTTTCAATATCACCCTCTTTATCCTTTAATCTCATATCTGAGTAGTAAGCGATTACGTTACCCTCAGCGTATAAGTTATCGTTAATTCTAAGACCCCAACTTTCAGTTCTTGCTTTCCAACTACCATTATAGTGAATGTAGAAGTGAGAGTTGTGAATAGCTTCACATAACCACTCATTATTTACATCATTATATAAACCAGTTGAACTACTATTGTTGTGCATTAATAGTGAACGACCATTCATTGACCATCCTTCCCATCCGTTTATACTACCATATGTAGAAACAGTTCCGTATTGTCCACCTTCATCACCAACTGAACGAAGTCCATATCCTCTATCTTGGAAGTAAAGACCTGTTGAACCTTGTGCTCTAAACCAATTGTTTACATATATACTACTCATTTGAGATGTAGATGCGGGGTCTGTGTAGTAACCAGTATTATTTGAATCATAATATCTACCAGCATACATTGAACCACCATTACTACTATTCTCATCAAGAACAGGAATAGTTCTCCAACTTCTCCATCCACTCCAAGAACTTCTGAATCTCAAGTTGGTAATTGGTCCACCAACCATTTGCCATCCATAACCACCTGTGTTTGAACTACGATAGTGGAATGCTTGCATCCCTACCCAGTGAGATGTACCTGAAGGTTGGTTACCTGGATTACTCCAAGAATCGATGAAACCAGAACCCCAAGTTGAAACAACATTCATATCCTGTCTACCCCAACCATAAGCACCAGTCCAATAGTTAGTATCACCAGTTTGACGAGGTCTACTTCTATAATACTCACCACTATTTCTCGTATGACCAGGTAATCCCATATAAGCCATCGTTCTATTACTCACACCTTCGAATCTCGTAGAGTGTGCAGATGCACCATTGAAATAATAACCAGTATTATTTGAATCATAAATGATTGGTGCTCTTAACGAATCTCCAGCTTGTAGGTTGTAGTTAACATACACATTGTTTCCACCCAATGGGTCAGTAGCGTTGTTAACAGACATCACCTGCGTTGCCATATTGTAATCGTTGTAGAAACGCATACCATTGTAAGATGAGTTTGCTCCAAACTTAATACCCGTATGGAATGCGATTCTTAAATCAGGATATCTATAAGACCATCCACCTGATTCTCTAAAGATTGCGTATGCTTCACTTCTATCAGATGACCAGAATATACCAAATCTATCATCTGATGATACTGAACCATCATTGATGAAGTAATTACCAGTTACTCTATTGAATCTAGAATCACCAGAACCACTACCAAAGTAATATGCGGTATTATTTCTATCATAGAAAATATTAGCTCTTACATCATTCATATAAGATGTAGAAGCAAAGTTACCATAATAAGAAGTACTATCTCTATCGTAGTAAATGTTTGCTTGCATTGCACCATTTACATAAACAGTACCACCAGTATACCAGTTTAGGTACATACTTCTTCCACTTCTTGCATCTAAGTGTAAGTTACCATTTGTTGAAGCAACACTTGCGTAAGAACTAGTCCATCTACCATTACCACCAACTGCAAGGTATTCACCCCAACTTTGGTTTGGTCCAAATAATGCTCCACCTCTCATACGAAGTGCAGTATTCGATGTTGAATTAGGGTCTATATAATATCCAGTATCATTAGAATCATAGAATAGAGGTGCTCTCATTGAACCTCTAGCTAAACCATATCCACTCCGAGTTGCCAATTCCCAAGTACCATTGTACATCAACTCAACATATGAGTTTCTCAACATATAGATAGCCCACTCATTTTCGTAATCGTTAAAGATACCAGCTGCGTTTGAGTGGTCATGCATAAACACCCAACCACCATTGATTGAGTATCCACCCCAACCACCTCTAGTAGATGAAGTTTGAACAGTACCATAGTTACCAGTTACGGTATCTCTACCTACTCTGAATTCTAATGTACTATTATCAGTATAGAAATAAGTACCATTATCATTTTGATGTCTCATTGCCCAACTTCCACCAGCATCTAAGAAACCGATTTCATTTGAGTTAGTTGCGTAAACATATCCTCTAGCTGAGTTACCAGATGTTGTGAATAAAATTTGTGCAGTTGATGAACTACCAGAATATAATCTCCAACGAGATGATGAATCAGAATACCAATGCATTCCAGTTGCTTGGTTGTATAAACCTTCACCACTATTATCGTTTCTGAACCAGTTTCTTGCGTAAATCTCAGTTGCTCTTATAGATGTATTGAAATTAGAAGCGCCTGAAGGGTCAGAGTAATAACCTGTATTATTATAATCGTAATAGATTGGTGAACGATGTTGGTTGAATGCATAAACAATACCGTCAGTATCAGACCTCCAAGCTTCTCTATTTGATGAATAGTAAGTTCTTGTTCTTCGACCAGAATAATAGTTGAGGTATAAATCATTACCATTTTGAGCATCTATGTGGAAGTTACCACCAAGATAAATTCTACCATTACCATTTACAGATTGAATTGTAACGCCGTTTTCAATTCTAACTTCATTAAATCTAACGTTACGCATTCTTGCATCACCCTGTGAACTACCAAAGTAGTATGCGGTGTTTTCTCTTTCGTAGAAAATGTTAGCTCTTACATCATTCATATAAGATGTAGAGGCGAAGTTACCATAGTAACCAGTATTGTTTGCATCATAGAAAATATCTGCTGCAATATTTGATTCAGTTTTATAAATAATATTATCAGCACTAAAATCTCCTATGTTAGATGCACCTGGTGATTTATTTATATATGCCCAACTTCTAGCAGGTGTATTATCAGTATAAGTTACAGACCTAGTAGTTCTAACTCTTGCTTTTACCTGAGTATAGTATCTTACATCTACATAAACAGGTACATATCTAATATCACCACTAATTGTTACTGGGGAACCAATCGTTACTCTAAAATGATTGTTACCATAAATATTAGCATCAACTAATCTTACTTGGTAAGCGTTGTTATATCCCCAAAATACTTGGTATGTCTTTTTAGAACCTCTACCATAATATTGTTCATGTAATTCTACTTCAAATGTACCAGTACCATTCCAATCGTTATAATCCATTGCAATTCTAGCAATTTCAAATCTACGAGCTTGAGTTCCACTTGCATTTAATGTTGAGTTAATAGCTATTGTTTTATGAACATCTATTTCATAATCATCACCTAAATCAACAGTACCATTTAAGTTTAATGTACCTTGTACAGTTAAGTTATTAAGATTAGTAAGTGAATTAGGGTCAACATAATATCCACTATCATTGTAATCATACATTATAGGTGTTCTAACTCTTGCGTTAAAACTACCTACTTCAGCTGAAAGTTGTGCATTTCTAGCTCCAGTATCACCATAGAATGTAAATTCTGCACCAGTTCCATCTGGGTTACTATCAGATACTCTAATTTCAGCATCAAATGCTGGATTGATGAATCCAATTCTATTACCTGCTAAGGTAAGAGTATTCATATGAGATTGACCAGCTGGATTTACATAATATCCTGTGTTATTGTAATCATAGAATTGTGTACCTCTAACATCAGAACTAAATACTGCTCTACTTGATATTGCCGCTCTAAATGAACCATTATTGATAATCAATAAACCATGGTCATTTAAGTTGTTAGCACCACCTAATGAACCTGCATTCGGGTGAGACCAATATAAACCATATGCATTATTGGTAGCATTACCATCTTGTGCGATGGAATACTGGTCATCCATATTAAAGATAGTTTGTAATCTTGTCGATGTATATGTACCAGTAATACCAATACCATAATTAGTCATTCTTATAGTATCGGTGATTTCAATTTCGTTTACTCTTGATGTACCATTTGGATTCAGATATCTTGATGTAGTATCTTTATCATAGAATATAGATGCCCTAACATCACCCTGTCTTAATTCAGTACCACCAAGAATGTACATCATTTTATTGGTGTAGAATGAACCTCTATCGGTGTACATATGAAGATGTGAAGTATTCATTGCTCCAAAATCAACATATCCACTATTTGATTGTATTCTTAATGTATTACTATCACCACCTTCGATGTATGGATATCTTTGGTCAGTTAAGTTATGAACATATGCAGCATTATTACCATAACTACCATGTAATCTTAATCTACCAAGACTCTGCTCTGATTTATAAAGTTTTAATCCACAATAATGAGTTACACCCACATTTGATGAATAATTAAAAAGAAGTACTGGTCTAGCGTATTGAGCATCTGCATGGAATCCATCACCTTTTATTTTTCCAGTTACTTTATACCAACCATTTGTGTTAGTGTTAGTATCGAATTGAGTTCCACCAGAACCCCAATATCTTTTAGAGTTACCATATGATGATTTATTTCTATCATACATTGTCCAACCCATATATAATCTTTGGTTGGTATCACCACCATCAACTACCTTAATCCAAACTTCAAAAGTATATTGAGATTCTTTATCAATCTTAATATATCTAGCATCATCAAATCCTAAATAACCAGTAACTTTAAATGCACCCTCCGCAGGAGCAGTGTTATCATCTATTTTTTCTATTTTACTAGATGTATTACCAAGTTGTTTTCTTACTTCAGCAGAAGTCATTGAGTCCGTAATGTTATAGAACGAACCATTTTCTATATTTGAAGTGTAATCTTCTAAATTTCCTCCAGTAAGAACATTATATCCACCAACAGTTAATCCATTAAATACAGAAGTTCCAGCAGGATTTGCGTAATAGTTTGTGTCATCTCTATCGTAATAAATTGGTGATTGTGTAGAACTTCTAAACAAAGTATTACCATCACCTCTCATAATTACATTCCAATCTCCACCTAAACCACCATCTCTGAATGAAATATCTTCACCACCAGATGTTGCTATAATTAAGTGTGCATCATTTGTATCAGTTGATTGGATAAATCCTCTATTATTTCCAGCTGATGTAAATAATCTAATTTGATTACCACTATTAATATCCAATGTACCATTTACATCTATTGCATTTAAATTAGATGTAGATGCAGGATTTAGATAATATCCACTATTATCCGAATCATAGAATATTGGTGCTCTGGATGATGCTGATGACCAACTATTACCTGATGTATCTACTCTAAATCTAAATGTAGTACCTTGAGTAAATTGTAAATTACCCGCTGCATTACTCATATTATCAGGAGATTCATAGATTCTCCAATCATTACCACTTAACCATTGAATACCTTCACCAGCACCAGGGTCATTTATTGTAATATTATTAACATTGGTAAGATTAGCATTGTTCATATTAATCGTCTGAAGAGACGATGTTCCATTTGGATTTAGATATCTTCCCGTATTATTTGTATCATAAAAGATTGGTGCACGAACACTATCATTAAATTGTCCTAAACCAGCAGCTGAAATACTAGCAGCATTACCACTACCTACTCTTCTGAATATCCAACCTCTATTAGAAGTGTTACTCATTGTAAAGTATGTAGCCCAATCTCCAGTTACACCACCATGTGTTCCTAAAGATGTACCTGTAAATAAAATACCATAAGTAGGTTCACCCGTTGAATGTCCTCCATATAAAGATATACCATCTCTTGTTCCACTACTACTATTGTTTATACCAAAATGATTAACATCAAGATTATTTAGTCTTGATGTAGATGCGAAATCACCATAATATGAAGTATCATTCACATCATTAAATCTACTAGCCCACATCTCACCAGTTGAGTAAAGAATTTTATTATTTCTTACTCTTAGGTAAGTTACATCGGTCATGTACCAACCACCACCCCATCCGAAGCCAATTTCTTCATCTTTCATAAATGAAGAAGTACCTCTACCGAATACGATAGCATCGTTATTATTTTTTAACTGAATTGAACCATCGATATGTAGTACATTATTAGTATTTGAACCAACTAATGGAGTATTATCGTTTATAGTATATGTTGGAGATGTATCACCAACAATTAATTGTCCTTCAGTATATGTTTGAGTAGTTGAATCTCCTAATTGTACGTTATCTGGGTCTGTACCCTCATCCATTCTAATGATATTTCTACCACCAGCTACCATTTGTACATCATCACCTCTGAATCGGATGTATGTATTGGTATCACCAGTGTGTCTTAGATATTCATTTACATCGATTCTAGCAAAAGTAACATTATCCGAAGTACGAACCGCTTGGTTCATTGCGTACAACTCATTATCACCCTGTCCAGTATTTACCGTAGAAAATGTTACTGCATCGGTTGTTCTAATGTTTTGATTCATTAAATAAACTTCAGTTGTACCTATACCAGTATTAATATTTGCTGCGGTTATTGTACCATTAAAGTCTACTTGAGTACCATTATATGAATAGCTAAATACTTCAGTATTTGTACCATTATTTCTATTAAAGAAAGTAATTCGGTCAGAACTCTCTCCACCAACAAATGCAGGTGAACCATCCCCATTATAGGAAATACCACCACCATAAGTTGCAGACTGTCCTACATAAAGATAACCAGTACCTTGACCATTACCATATGCCTCAAAACCTGCTCTATAACTTTGGTCTGCTAATGCCTGAACTACTGTGTTAGAAGTTTTATTTGTAGCACCAGCAATTAAATTTCCAGCTGATTGTAATGTTGAATCGGCATACCATGTATCTGATGATTCATTCCAATAAAATTGTTTAGTTGCTGATGAACCTCTTAAAACTTCAATACCAGAATTTTCCGAAGGAGTACCACTTGTAAAGTTTGAATTAAGAGTAATAATATTATCTGCTAACTGAATAGTTTCGGTATTCACAATTGTTTGAGTACCTGTTACATTCAGATTACCTGTTATGTTTAGGGTTGTACCATCAAAAGTAAGATTACTTTCAACAGTTCCATTTGGTGCTGAACCATTAAGTGTGATTACACCATTATCAGTATTACCAGTTAATGCTAATAAACCAGAAGAACCTCCACTACCAGATGTACCAGATGAACCCGAAGAACCCGAAGTTCCTCCAGAACCACTTGTACCTCCAGAACCACTCGTCCCTCCAGAGCCGGATGTACCTCCACTACCTGAAGTTCCACTACTTCCACTTGAACCAGATGTACCACCACTACCAGCAGTACCAGATGAACCCGAAGAACCTGATGTTCCTCCACTTCCTCCAGTTCCAGAAGTTCCACTACTTCCAGCTGAACCACTTGTTCCTCCACTACCTGATGTACCAGATGAACCTGAAGTTCCTCCACTTCCTGATGTTCCTCCACTTCCACTTGTTCCACTTGAACCAGATGAACCCGAAGTTCCATCATCTCCATCTACACCTTGTTCTCCATCAGCACCAGTTGCTCCGCTTGTACCTGATGAACCTCCACTACCAGCAGTACCCGATGTACCACCACTACCACTTGTTCCAGAACTACCGCTTGAACCAGATGTTCCACCAGAACCAGATGTTCCTCCACTTCCAGAAGTACCACTTGAACCAGAAGAACCTGATGTACCTGGAGTACCACCTTCACCAGCAGCACCATCTCTACCAGATGTACCACTACTTCCAGATGTACCAGATGAACCAGATGAACCTGATGTTCCATCTTCACCTGATGAACCAGATGAACCTGATGTTCCCCCACTACCACTTGTTCCACTTGAACCAGAAGAACCTGATGTACCAGGAGTACCACCTTCACCAGCAGCACCATCTTCACCTGAAGAACCAGATGTACCAGATGTTCCACTTGAACCAGATGTACCACCACTTCCTGATGTACCATCAGTACCATCTACACCAGATGTACCATCATCTCCATCAACACCATCATTACCATCTACACCATCGTTACCTGATGAACCAGAAGAGCCACTTGAACCAGAGGTTCCACCAGAACCACTACTTCCTCCACTTCCACTTGTTCCACCAGAACCACTTGTTCCACCACTACCTGAGGTTCCTCCACTTCCGCTTGTTCCACCACTTCCAGATGTTCCACTTGTTCCACCAGAACCACTTGTCCCACCAGAACCACTTGTACCACCAGAACCAGAAGTTCCTCCGCTACCTGAGGTTCCTTCAGAACCGTCAGTACCAGAACTACCACCAGAACCAGATGTACCACCACTACCACTTGTACCCGAAGAACCTGAAGTTCCTCCAGTTCCAGCAGTTCCACTTGAACCCGAAGAACCAGATGTTCCTCCACTACCAGATGTACCACTTGTACCTGATGTACCAGCAGTACCAGCTGCAGGTTCCCATCCACCAGCAGTATAACGATAAATGTTAGTATCTGAAGTGTTATAATATAATTGGCCAACTACACCACCAGATGGTGCTGAACTAAAGACTGGAATTACTACCGAATCTTTAATTAATACTGAACCTGTAAATTGATGTGTATCGGTTGTTTCATCGCCAAACACATTCGAACCCGATGCGTAAATTACTGATGATGAAATAAACGTTGTTAATAATTCTTGAGAAGTTATTCTTCCCGCTACTGATAAATTATTACCAATAGTTAAATCGTTTTGTATATCAGCAGAACCTGTTACTGTTAAATCGGTTCCTACTTGTGCAGTTGCTTTAAATACACTACTACCAGTTACGATAAGATAATCCCTTACAGTTACACCAGCTTCTACTCTCAATCCACCATCAGGTGAAATTATAGCTTCTACTGAACCTGATTTTAATCTATCTATATCACCTAATGCATCAGCTGGAATATTATATAATCCTTGTCCATCACCTCTAAATACAGATGCTGATATATCTCCAACTATATTTGTATCTCCAGTTATGTTTGTAGGTACATTTACTTCGAATGAAGTACCATTTGAAACTGATGCGGTTGCTGAACCTTCAGCTATTCTACCAATATCACCAGTAAGTGCAGTAGTTGGAATACTTTCTAATTGAGAACCATCTCCTTTGAATGAACCAGTGAAGGAACCAGTAAATGATGATGCAGTTATTCCACTTTCAACATTCAAAGACGTATTAATATCAACCGATGAGGTTGATATGTTTAATTGTTCTATACCTTGAACATCAATCGAAAGTAAACTTTGACTGACCTGATTGATTCCGTTTGGGTTCTTTCCTCCGTATTCCATTAACCTCTATTTATGATATCTCTAATACTGATAAAATAACATCTGCCGAATTATCAACATTTGATGTTACAGTTATCGAATCACTTGCTTCCAAAACTACTTTTTGGTCACCACCAACTAAAACTGCTGATGAACCATTGGGGATAACTGCCCCTTTTACTAAATATTTAGTAACTCCAGCAGAACTATCGGTTATTTGTACATCTACATAAATATTTGTAGATATAATATTAGCTACATTTACACCAATAACAGTAGTTGCTGTAGCAGCTGGTGTTGTGTAAACACCCAAACCACCTGTTCCTGCAGGTCCTTTTATACTATTTTTAAATACATTTGCCATATCTTTATCCTAATGCTATTGAAAATGCCAACGCTGAATCCAATACATCTACACCTTCAACTGTAAATGCGTTTCCATTTGTTACATTTATTGAACCACTTATTTGAACTGAACCACTATTAATAATATTTACACCACCATCGGTATTTTGTGTACCAACGTTTAATGTTTGTTTTACAGTTAAATTAGTAAATTCAGCTTGTTCAACTGTAATATCTCCAATAAATGAACCACTAAGTGAACCAGTAAATGAACCAGTAAACGAACCACTCAAATCAGCATATGCCGATGGAGCTTGTGTAATCGAACCGGAAAAACTGGGTTGGTCTATTCTCATATGATAATTACCTTTTCTTTGATATAAATATTAAATAAATATCTTTTAACTTCTAAGAAGGTTTGTTTGGCCAAGTAATATCGTATGGGTCTGATTGTGTTGTTACATCTCTTAAAGATTGTCTGTAAGTTTGCCAATCCGTTAATGATGAACCTGTTATTGGCGAATCTTGAAATTGTGTCCAATCTGATTCCGATAATAAAGTATTTCTTGTACTTCTTATTTCTGACCATTTGATTTCCTTTCTTTTGTTTATTGTTTCAGTATCCGCATCAGTTATTTCATATGTTTGTATATAAACCGAACCAGATAAAGTAGGTGTAACTTCAGTTACATCTTTTGTATCATCAGTATCGTACCCACTACTTTTCAACTCAACTGGATACACATTGTATGATTGTAGTAAATCATTACTTATAGTTGTTGGAAAACTAATGGTAGGATTCTCATTCTTTAATATTTGAATAGAATATGGATAAATTATTGTTGAACCTGAAACTTTTAAGTACATATCTTTTTATTTAAATGTTGCTGGTATTGAACCAAAATTAGTTAAACCACTACAAAAAGCAAAACAATCAGTACCAATTGGATTTGATGTTCTTTCAAAAATCTCATCACCATTTGAATCAGTTGGAGTTACACCAGTTAATAAGTTTGATGTTGTTGCCATATTAAATGCATTAGCAAATGTAGTTACTTGCTGATTATTAGTAAAGAAGTTAGATGGAATTCCAGCCACCTTTCTACAGTTTCTAAATACTGATTCAAAGTTTACTACCAATGGGTTATTATCAAACAAATTTGTTGGTATTGATGTTAAATTTAACAATGCGTTAAATGTACCTGAAAATGATGTTACATTTGTATTGTTATCAAACAAACCAGATGGTATTGATGTTAATCCTTGACAAAATACGAATGTGTTAACGAATGAAGTTACATTTGATGAATAATCAAATAGACCAGATGGAATTATTGTTATTCCCGTTTGTCTAAATGTAGAGTTAAATCTTAATACAGTATTTAATCCATCGTTTAATGTTGCATTATTAGAAACATCCGCTGGAATAGTAGTTAAGTTAATACATCCATAAAAATCAATCTCTTCAAACTGAACTACTCCCCAATCATCAACTGATTTGTATAAGTTTTTGTATGATGGGTTATTACCAACACTAAAACCTGGACAATATCCACTAACTATAATTTGATAACTACCAGCAGTTGAATATGTATGAAATCTATCAGATGATGTTGCTGATGTAATTACAGAATCACTACTACTATCACCCCAACTTACTGTTATGTTAGGTTGTTTTCCACCTGGCGCAGTAATAGGTAACTCAAATTGAGTGTTTACTGATGTTGTTTGTATTGTAAATTTAAAAGGTCTCACTTGTCCTGCTTCTATTGATAATAATCTTCTTGCTATACTCATAATTCATAACTCATTAACTTATGTTGTTGGCACTTAGGAATCCATAATAAGTACTCCCCCCATCATAAGTATAGAATACTAATATATCTTTTCCACCAGCCGTTAGTGTTGGTGCTGCTCCATTTGCCCATTGTATTGATGCTGGCCAGTTTACAGTTGCTGTACCACCACTACTATCCTCTAACAATAATGTAAATCCAATCGCACGAGGACCTGTTGGTGCATTTGAAAGAGAAATTGTTATACTACCAGTTCTATCAATTCTAAAATTATTAGCCGTTGATAAATCTATTGTTGTACCACCAGATGAATTTCCTATGTTACTATAATTCTCGTGGAATCTTGTAGAGAATGTAGCATCACTTACATCTAAATCACCAGTTATATCTAATAATGTTCCATTAAAGGTTAAGTTAGATTCCGCAGTTGCAGTTCCATCACCATCCATAGTAAGAACTCTATCAGTACCATCATTATCAACTGATAAGAATCCACTTGAACCAGACGAACCTGAAGAACCACTACTTCCAGATGTACCCGATGAACCAGAAGAACCTGCAGTACCTGTATCTCCAGATGTACCACTACTTCCAAATAAAGTACCATCTAAACCAGAAGTACCCGATGAACCAGATGAACCACCTATACCAGATGTTCCACTACTTCCACTTGAACCAGATGTTCCAGATGAACCTGATGAACCAAATAAAGTACCATCTAAACCAGAAGTACCAGCCGTTCCACTTGAACCAGCAGAACCTGTTGAACCACTTGTTCCAGCTGAACCACTACTTCCAGATGTACCCGAAGAACCTGATGAACCGAATAAAGTACCATCTAAACCAGAAGTACCAGCAGTACCACTTATACCACTTGAACCAGCAGTACCAGTCGAACCACTACTTCCACTCGTACCACTACTACCACTACTTCCAAATAAAGTACCATCTGCACCATCCACACCAGATGTACCACTTACACCACTCGTACCAGCTGAACCACTTATACCACTCGTACCAGATGAACCTGCAATACCCGAAGTACCATTTGTACCTGAAGTACCACTACTTCCAAAGAAAGTTCCATCTAAACCAGAAGTACCAGAAGAACCTGAAGTTCCACTTTGACCACTCGTACCAGCAGTACCAGTTGAACCACTTGTACCATTTGTACCTGAAGTACCACTACTACCGAAGAAAGTTCCATCTTGTCCGCTTGTACCACCAGTACCAGAAGAACCACCCGTTCCAGAAGTTCCCGAAGAACCACTTTGACCACTCGTACCATCAGTACCTAATCCACTTGTTCCAGACGTTCCACTTGAACCACTACTACCAAAGAATGTTCCATCAACACCAGACGTACCAGAAGTTCCGCTTGAACCAGATGTTCCAGATGTTCCAGCTCCAGATGTACCAGAAGTACCTGTTGTACCACTACTACCAAAGAATGTACCATCTTGCCCACTTGTTCCACTTGTTCCAGAAGAACCACTACTTCCAGATGTTCCAGCTCCAGATGTACCCGATGTCCCAGTTTCACCAGAAGTACCACTACTTCCGAAGAATGTACCATCAACACCTGATGTTCCAGATGTACCAGAAGAACCTAATCCACTTGTACCCGATGTACCAGTTATACCTGATGTACCCGATGTACCACTACTACCAAAGAATGTTCCATCTTGTCCGCTTGTTCCACTTGTACCAGATGTACCAGAACTTCCTGCTGAACCTGAAGTACCAGCCGAACCACTACTTCCACTACTTCCACTTGTACCACTTGTACCAGAACTTCCGAAGAAAGTTCCATCTCTACCAGTTGTACCTGATGTACCATCAGTACCATCTACACCATTAATACCCGATGAACCAGCAGTACCAGTTGAACCACTCGTTCCAGACGAACCTGATGAACCAAAGAACGTACCATCTTGTCCACTACTACCAGAACTACCACTTGTACCATCTTCACCATCTTCACCAGTTGTTCCAGAAGAGCCCGAAGTTCCACTTGAACCTGATGTACCATCAGTACCACTTGTACCACTACTACCACTACTTCCTTCAGCTGAAGTACCCGATGTACCAGTTGTACCAGACGTACCAGCTGAACCACTACTTCCACTCGTTCCAGAAGTACCACTACTTCCCTCTGCGGATGTACCAGAAGAACCTGATGTTCCGCTTGTTCCAGAAGTTCCACTACTTCCACTTGTTCCAGATGTACCAGCAGTTCCACTACTTCCTTCAGCTGATGTACCACTTGTACCTGCTGAACCTGATGTTCCAGTTGTTCCACTACTTCCACTCGTTCCAGAAGTACCACTACTTCCTTCAGCTGATGTACCCGATGTACCAGCTGAACCTGATGTACCAGCTGAACCTGATGTTCCATCAGAACCAGATGTACCAGAAGTTCCGCTTGTTCCAGTTGAACCTGATGTTCCACTTGTTCCAGAAGAACCTGATGTTCCACTTGAACCAGATGTTCCATTTGTACCGCTTGTTCCAGAAGTACCTGATGAACCAGAAGTTCCAGATGAACCTGAGGTTCCAGTTGTTCCACTCGAACCAGAAGTACCAGCGGTTCCACCACTACCAGACGTACCACTTGTTCCAGAAGTTCCACTTGTTCCACTTGTTCCACTTGTACCCGAAGTACCACTACTTCCACTCGTTCCAGAAGAACCCGATGTTCCGTTTGTACCAGAAGTACCTGAAGTACCAGCTGAACCACTACTACCTCTTTCTCCACTTGTTCCGCTTGTACCAGAAGTTCCACTCGTACCATTCGTACCAGTTGAACCACTACTACCAGAACTACCACTTGTCCCAGACGTACCAGCTGAACCTGATGAACCTTCTTCACCATCAGCTCCACTTGTTCCACTTGAGCCGGAAGAACCACTACTTCCACTTGAACCAGAACTACCAGAAGAACCACTACTTCCGCTTGTTCCAGATGTACCACTCGTACCAGAAGAACCTGATGTACCAGAAGAACCACTACTTCCACTACTTCCACTTGAACCAGACGAACCTGATGTACCTCCACTACCAGAAGAACCACTACTTCCGCTTGTTCCAGAAGAACCAGAAGTTCCGCTTGAACCAGATGAACCACTTGAACCAGATGAACCTCCAGTTCCAGATGAACCAGAAGAACCTGATGAACCACTTGTTCCAGAAGTTCCGTACTTATCTACTATTTCAATAGTACCAATCATTGAAGCATGAGAAGCACATTGATAAACTATACTATCAGGTGCATCTTCAGGTACTCTATATATTATTAATGTTGATGTTGAATGATTTCCATTTGCTGGGTCATTATTCGTTGTACCTGCAACTACATTTGTATTTTCACTAGCTAATCTTAATGCAAATGGATGAGATGATTGTACGTTACTAACATCAAAATAGAACAATTCACCTCTAACCAAAGTTAGTGTTGGGAAATCTCCAGTATAACCAGAGAAAGAATAATTAAATCCTGAGTTTTGTACAATAAATAATCTACCACCTTCTCTACCAGCAGTACCAGTCGAACCACTTGTCCCAGATGTACCAGATGAACCAGATGAACCTGAGGAACCAGAAGTTCCGCTTGTTCCACTACTTCCACTGCTTCCACTTGTTCCAGAAGAACCCGATGTACCACTACTTCCAGAAGAACCACCAGTACCAGATGTTCCACTTGAACCACTTGAGCCGGATGAACCCGATGAACCTGATGTACCACTTGTTCCAGAAGTTCCACTACTTCCACTCGTTCCACTTGTTCCAGATGAACCAGCTGAACCTGAAGTACCACTACTTCCACTTGTCCCACTTGTACCAGAACTACCGCTTGTTCCAGTTGTTCCAGACGAACCTGAAGTTCCACTACTTCCACTCGTTCCACTTGTTCCACTTGAACCAGACGTTCCACTACTTCCACTTGTCCCACTTGTACCAGAAGAACCACTTGAACCACCAGAACCAGACGTTCCAGAAGTACCACCAGTACCAGATGTACCACTTACAGCAGTTACATCTCTTTTTTCTATTCTATTTGTAGTTTCATTTAATACTAATACCGTATCTGAACTACCTGTTTCTAATCCTATTAACTCAGTACTTCCCGTTACTACTAAACTACCACTTACTTCAAATCTTCCAACAAATGAACCAGTACCATTATTTGGTAAGAAATTTTCTCCAACAAAATCACCAGCATTTAGAGCGAATGATGCAGTTGCTGCATAAGATGCTGAAAGTACAGTCATCGATGCGGTTTGATTATTTCTTACATAATCTTCAGCTGATACAGCGTTTATAGCATAAGATGCTGATTCAGCGTATGATGCTGAAAGTACAGTCATTGATGCCGTCTGGTCAGTTCTTACAAAATTAGAAGTATTAAAATCACCAGCGTTTACAGCGAATGAAGCAGTTTCAGCATATGATGCTGAAAGAACTGTCATAGATGCAGTTTGGTTATTCTTTATATATTCAGATAAGTTTCCAAGTTCAGCAAGTGATGCTGAATCAAATCCTACTAACGTTGATGCAGTATCTGCGTTTTTAGCAAAATCTGCATATGATGCTGATACTACTGAACCTACTACATCACTACCTTGTACAAATCCTGCCAATCTACCACCAGTACCAATTACTGCTTGTCCACTTGTCAATCCACTAAATGTTACTCTAACCGATGAACTATTGATTGATTCGATTGCTTGTGGAATAATCTGTCCATTTGAACCAGTTTCATAAATTTGAACTACTGGATAATCAATTCCAAAATTGTGTTGGAATGTTACTTGAGTTACATCAGAGAATGGGAATACAGCAGTATCACCAAATTGTGTTACAGGTCTAAATTTGTTTGCATCTGCATCAAATACTAAAATATCTAAATCATCAGGTACATCTATACCAACATTTTCACCCTGATATGAACCTACAAATGATGATGTAATTCTTGGTGAGAATACTTCAGTTCTAGCGTGAATCTTAGATGCACTAATATCGTTTTTAAAATCAACATCACCAAAGAACGTTGAACCACTAGAAACAGAACGTACTACAAACCCATCATCAGGAGTTGTAGATGCGGTTACCGAACCACTAAGAATTCTACTTTGGTCTAATCCTTCAATTGCATCTGCTGGAATATTAAATAATCCCTCACCACTACCACTAAAGAATCCACTTCCAGATGGTATAGTTACACTTCCACTAATATTAAGTGAACCAGTAAACTTAGAACCAAATTCAGGTGAATATACTTCAAATCCTCTATTTGGTTCAACCGATGCACTTACACCACCACTAATAATAAGAGGTAATGATAAATCTTCTAATGCTTCAGCTGGTATGTTAAATAACCCTCCACCATCTCCAACGAATAATGTACCACTAATTTGATTGTTTACAACCAAACCTTTATTTGGTGAAATTGATGCAGTTGCTGAACCAGATACTATTCTATCTAATTCTAAATCTTCAATCGCATCTAATGGAATATTAAATAATCCCCCACCATCACCACGATATAGAGATGCTGTTATTGATTGAGAAACCTCTAATGAACCACTAATCTCTACTTTTACTGAACCTGAATTTATATTAGAATCTAAGTTTTCAACTCTAAAGAATCCATCAGGATCAACCGATGCAGTTACCGAACCTGTAAATATTTTTGATGAATCAATTGCTAAATTAGCAATATCAATATTTGTAATTCCACTACCATCACCACTAATAATACCACCCACATCTAATGATTCTGAAATATTTACTGAACCACTAAATGATGAATCTACACTCGCAGTAATACCTTTGTCAAATACTTTAAATTCGTTAAATTCTAATGATGCAGTTGCTGAACCACTTGATAACTGAGTTACGTTTAGTGATAAATTAGCAATATCAATGTTTGTTAAACCACTACCATCACCACTAAATATTCCCCCACCACCAACAGTTATTGAACCAGATGTTACAATTGAACCAGTAAATACCGAACCACTATCAGGAGCAGTTACTACAAATGTATCACCACTTGCAACCGATGCCGTAGCAGAACCACTTGAGATAAGAGGTGCAGCTGCTGCTTCTACATTTTGAAGTTGTGAACCATCTCCACTAAATATACCCTGATAGAAACCACTATATGAACCACTAAACGAACCACTTAGTACTAAGTTATCACTTCTATTTTCAAATCTATTTGATGATGATGAAAATACTATAATATCATTATTAGATGCCGATACTATCTGTACATCATGTAAATCTTCTAAGTGATTACCTAATTGTGGTCTTACTAAAAGCTGTACCTTATTACCATTTACTCTCTCAACAAGTGCTATTGTTGATTTTAAATTAGGTGCTTCTGGTTGTACATTTGTCATACCACCAGCCCTTTGTGGGTCTGGGTATAACATATCTCCCTCACTCCAAGTTGAACCAGTATATTTTAACCCAGCATCTTCTAATAAGTTTACTTTTACATCCCTAACCATACCAAACCAAGTAGCAAATCCTTCTTGATTATTATCTATATTTTCGGTTAGTACACCAATTAATAAATCAGAATCATAAGTACCATCTGAGATAGATTTAATAACTCTAATTCGGTTACCTTGTGCTGGATTGTTTGGGTCAACCATTACCAATGTACCATTGATTAGATTTTCACCAGCTTTGTTTACTACTTTTGGATAATATAATTCTTGTCCGATTTGTAATGAAGCAGAACCCCCACTCATTCCCAAATCTAAAGTACCATCAGTTTCATTCCACTTTAATCTACCTGGTTGAGTTGGGAATGTGTTTTCACCAGTAACAAAATCTATAACCGATGAAGTTAAATAAGATGATGTTATAAATGGTGATGATATTTTTTCTGCAGATGAAATACTACTTACATCTAATGTTCCAGTTATTTCAGTATTACCATTTATAATATTTTGTGAAATTGTTGGAACTTCTTCTAATATTTTTATAGAAGAACCATAAGATGCTGATGGAATTGAATAATAGTATAATCGTTTTGGTGTACTATTAGTAACTTGTAATTTTACAAATGCACCACTATTACCAGCAGTTCCACTTGTTGTTACACCAGTTGTATATTCAGCACCAGCATTATGTGAACCATCTATTGTTTGAGATAGTTTTATTGTATTATTTAAATTAGAAGAATCGGATATATCAAAATGATATGTAACACCATTTAAGAATTTTAATGGTTGTTTTAAATTACCATTTATTGTAAATCCATTCTCTCCAATAGTTACTGATTGAGTAACCGGAAGAGTTTCTAATTGAGTTAATGAAGTAGATACATATAATCCACCTGTTACATTTAAATCACCTTCAATAGAAGATGTTGTATTTACTTTAAATCCAAATTCAGGATCTGTTGATGCGGTTACACTACCACTTGCTATAAATGATAATTCCTCTACATCTTCTGCTAATGCTGAAAGAGGTATATCAAATAAATCTCTACCACTACCACTAAATGAACCACTAAATTGAGTACCCCTAACAATATTTGTATCAATATCACCAGTTGTTGTGATTGAACCACTTGTAAAAATTGAACCAGTTACAATAACTGTATCATTTATTATGGTTTCACTAATCGGATAACTAAGTACTTTTCTGATTTCCCCACCCATACCAGAATGATTCAAACAATAATAGTATAGTGTATTAGGAGTATCAAAGTTTATTGCTATTGTAACTTGTGAACCATTTGTACCAGCATCTATACTACCAGTATCTACACTACCAGTAAATGGAACACCACCAGCGTGTGTACCATTATCAGTTGTTGAAAATCTTATTTCGTGTGTAGCGTTTGTAGAATCTGATTGATTGAATGTGTATGTACTACCACTTACTAAATAAAGTAATGGTTGTCTCTTTCCATCTATTTCATATTTGTTACCATCATCAGTTCCAATAACTTTTACAATTTTTTCTAAATTATCAGGTCCCCAAGAAGTTGATGCCGATACTATTAAACTACCACTTGTAGTTACACCACCATCAAACCTACCAGTTGAATTTACTTCAAATCCTCTATTAGGGTCAACAGACGCAGTTACTGAACCACTAACAATTCTAAATGCTTCTTCAGTAATTGCTGATAATGGAATATTAAATAATGATTCACCACTACCACTAAAGATAGATGCAGATACAGTTCCAGTTACATCAACATCTCCATCGATTGATGCAGATGTATTTACAATCAATCCTAAGTTTGGAGAAATAGAAGCACTAACTGAACCGCTTGAGATTCTTGGAGAATCTTCCGAAAGTGCTGATTGTGGGATATTAAATAAATTCTCACCACTACCACTAAAGAATGAACCAGATGTAAGTGTTACACTTCCACTAATTTCAACTGAACCAGTAAATATAGAACCACTACCAGCAGATATTACTCTAAATATATCATTTTCAGTAGATGCAGTTACAGCTCCACTAGCTATTAATGGTGAATTATCTGATAATGCTGATTGTGGAATATTAAACAATTCCGAACCATCACCAACGAATCCACTGGATGATATTAATCCACTTGCCGTTACATTACCCAATATTTGAGTTTCACCAAATAACTTTTGTGTATCAGTATTTGAATCATCACCAAATATGTTTGAGCCAGAAGAATAAATTATGGATGATGAAATAAAGTTTACAAAAATCTCTTCAGCAGTAATTCTACCGCTAACTGATAAATCACCTTCAATAGAAGATGAAGTATTCACTACAAATCCTAAGTTGGGTGAAATTGATGCAGTTGCCGAACCACTTGATATTTGAGAAGCATCTTCGGAAAGTGCTGATTGGGGAATATTATTGAGTTGTGAACCATCTCCAGCAAAAGAACCACTAAACGAACCAGTGAATTCATCAGCTATGATTTTTGGAACATCTAATGATTCTGATATAGAAACACTACCACTAAATTCAGATTTTACTGAACCTGTTCCAAATACTTTAAATATACCAGCAGTTGAAACCGATGCACTTACTGAACCAGTTGTAATTAAATTCGATAATAATGCATCTTCAACTAATGCTGAACGAGGAATGTTACTTAAACCTTCACCACTACCACTAAAAAATCCGCTTGATGTTGGTATTTCTATTGTACCTAAAAATAAAGAACCACTTTCCTCAGAAGTTACTTTAAATTGATTATTTTCTGTTGATGCGGTTATAGAACCACTTGCGATAAATACTGCTTCTCTTGTTACTAAAGCTTCAATTGCTTCTTGTGCATCATTTGAAAGTGCTGAGAATGGTATATCGAATAAATCTTCACCACTACCACTATATTTTGAACCACTATTTAATTGAACTGCTCCACTAACAAATACCGAACCACTTAATTCAGTTGTTACTGAACCTGTTGATTGTACTCTAAAGAAACCATCAGTTGAAACTGATGCGGTTACTGAACCAGTTGATATTAAGTTTGAAATAAGTGCATCATCTGTTAATGCAGTTCTTGGTATATTAAATAAATTCTCACCACTACCAGAGAACGATGAACCACTATTAATTTCAATTCCACCACTTATAAACAATGAACCACTAAAGGTAGAACCACTTTGTTCTGATTCTACAACAAATCCAAAGTTTGGAGATACAGAAGCAGTTACTGAACCACTTCTAATATTATTAGTAATAAGTGCATCTTCGGTAAGTGCTGAACGAGGTATATCAAATAACTCTGCACCGCTACCACTAAAGATACCACCAGTACTTAATCTTAAACTACCAGTAAATGTAGAACCACTAGCTTCAGATTTTACAACAAATCCATCTTCATCTGAAACAGATGCAGTTACATTACCAGATTGTATTTTAGTTGATACTTCAACCTCTTCTGCTAATGCTGATAAAGGAATATTAAATAAATTCTCACCACTACCACTAAAGAATGAACCACTACTTAGGAATACTGAACCAGTAAATGTTGAACCACTATCTAAAGAGTTTACCACAAACCCAGTATCAGGTGATACGGAAGCAGTTACTGCTCCACTAATAATTAAATTCGTTTCTAATGCATCTTCAGTAAGTGCTGAACGAGGAATATTAAATAAATTTTCACCGCTACCACTAAATGATGAACCACTATTAAGATTAACATTCCCACTAACTAAAAGTGAACCACTTAATTCAGTTGTTACCGAACCAGTTCCAAATACTCTAAAAAATCCATCTTGGGAAACTGAAGCTGTTACTGAACCCGTTGTTATTAAGTTTGAAAGTAATGCATCATCGGTTAATGCCGATTTTGGGATATTAAATAAGTTTTCACCACTACCACTAAAGGCAGAACCTGATATTAATTGTACATTTCCACTTACAAATAAAGAACCACTTAACTCAGTTGTTACTGAACCTGTTCCGAATACTTTAAATACACCATCAGGTGATACAGATGCGGTTACTGAACCTGTTGTTATTAAGTTTGAAAGTAATGCATCATCAGTAAGTGCTGATTTTGGGATATTAAATAAGTTTTCACCACTACCACTAAATGCTGAACCTGAAGTTAGTTGTACATTCCCACTAACAAATGTAGAACCACTTATAGTAGTATCTCCAAATACATCTAATGAACCAGTTACTTCAACTGAACCTGTAAATTCTTGCTTATCCGTTGATAGTTCACCAAATCTATTTGAGCCAGATGAGAATATAATAGAAGATGAAATAATTTCAACAATTAATTCTCTTGCTACTATTCTATTATCAACAATTAAATCACCACTAACCCTAACATCACCAGTAACATCCACATCTCCATCAAATGATGATGATACGTTTACTAAGAATCCAATATTTGGAGCGATTGATGCGGATGCAGAACCACTTATTAATCTTACAGCTTCTGGAAGGTTATTTAATTGAGAACCATCTCCAGCAAATGAACCACTAAATGAACCAGTAACTTGCTCTAATTGAAGTGTTGTAACAAATAAACGATTACCCTCAGCATCGGAAGCAACTAACGCAATAGAGCCAGATGAAAGTGAACCACTCTCAGGAACACCTAAGTTTGGTTCTGCTTCATTTAATCGTAGATATTCGTACCTATCCTCCGAAACATCGGATGGTCTTACTACTTTAACCTTTCCGCTTAATAATTGGCTCATTTATTATTAGTCTTAGTATATAATTATTCGTTTGCACTTTCAAGAATCGATAATATTACAGTTAAATTTGTAGAACCTGATACAATTAATGAAAATTGTTGTTCTAATACTAATTTACCTGCTACAATCGGCGATAATGAATCTCCAGCTGGTATAGTTACATTCGTAATTAAATCAACTGGTGCTTGTTCAACTCTTGTTGGATTTGATATGGTTTCAGATATAGCATTGAATAAATCAATCGATGCTGATATTGAACCTGTCTCTGCTAAAAGAGTATTATCTATGGATTGCGTTACCGTGTCTTGATATAATCTAGCTACATCAGTTGAACCTGTTACAGATTCATTAATAAGTATTTGTTCTACTAATTTACTGGCGTAATCTATTGATTGATATGATGAAGTGTAATAATCACTAATAATTAAGCTTTCTCCATTCTTATTGTAAAAAGAAAGAGCGGCTTTTTTAGATTGTAATGTTCCCCCTGCTATTAAATCTGCTTCAACCCCATCTACCGCAGTTCTTACATACCCTTCAAAAAAGGAAGATGTAAAACTAAACGGAATTTGTTGTAAGTTATTTTGAAAATTAATATAAGCAGCAGATTCTTTTTCAATAAAAGTTTGGTTTTTTGCTATAAGTGCCGATGCGCTTATAAAGTTTCCAGCATTACTAATTGAATCTACTTGTGGTACTGGTAACTCTCTGTTACTAGTCATACTAATAGTAACGGGTTCGTTTGTATTACCCGTATTTGTTATCTGAGCTGATAATAAAATAGTTGAAACTCCTTTAGGAGCTGAATAAACTACATCATTATCACCTGTTAAAGTGGTAAGTACGGATTTAAATGCATTTAGTGGTATTAATTCTTCTGCCATATCCTATATAAATATTTGTTTATTTTTTTATCCTTAATCTTGCAGTGCTAATGAGAATGGTGTTACAAGTGAGAATAGTGAACGAGAGAATGTCCTACCTTCTAAAGTACCAGATGCTTGTTTAATAACAAGACCTCCACCGATTCTAAAGTCACCAAGTTCGTTACCAGAAGTAAAGAATACTCTACCACCACCAATTTCAGTAATTTCTTTATCAGGATCAGGTATACCATCACCACCTTGGTTAGGAGGTAATGCTTTATAAGTTACACCAGCACCTGCGTAAGAGAAATCATGTCCAGTTGTAATAATCAAAGAACCAAATTCTTCAACCGGTGCTTGTCTAGCAACAAATTGGAATTGTGTTCTTAGATATCTATTAGTTTCTGCCGTTTCTTTCTTTTGTTCGTTTATAACCACAGCCGCACTTCCATACACACCAGTGTAGTAAGATTCAGCTGCTCTGATACTTCTTTCGTTACCACCATAAATGATATCAGTTACGATAGCATCTACAATGAAACCAGTATCTCTATAACATTTTTCTTCATTGTATATAAAGTTAGGGAAAGCAGCGTTTGTGTACGATATTGCTTTACCTTGTAATACTTTCTTAGCGTTTCTAAGAGCAGTAGCCCCATTATTATTTAAGAATGCTGGGAATACTAATTGTTGTTGTTTGATTATCTTCTCAGCCAACCCTTTAGAGAAATCAATACCATCAGTTGTTTGTGGTTTTTGCTCCGTAGTTGCTATTGAAGGAATATAGTAGTAGAAAGTACCCGCTTGAACTGCTCTTTCATTACCACCATATGTTAAATCGGTAGCAACAGCATCAATTATGTATCCTAAATCTCTACTACAACTAACTTCATTGTATTCAAACTCACTCCAAGACGAACTTAGATAAGCTATTGTTTCTTTTTGTATAAATGTTGTATTATCTCTTAATAATTTTACACCATTTTTAATATCAGCTGATGGAGTTGTATATGGTAGATTCTGAACTACATTTTGTGAAGTTCCATTTGCGAATCTGATTCCATCAACAGTCGGGTCTAATTGATTTTGTTCTGAAGGTGTTCCAGCATTTGTTGCTCTTGAAGGATATCTCCAATAGTACAATCCTGCATTAATACTTCTTTCATTACCACCATATACTAAATCAGTAACTGCTGCATCTATAATGTATCCAGTATCTCTTCTACATTTATCTTCATTATATTTTACATTACTCCAAGAAGATGAGATAAATTCAATTGTTTCATTTTGTACGAAACTTCTATTATTTCTTAGTAATTCAGCCGATGCAGATACTTCGGTAGATGCGGTAACAAATGTTGTATTTTCCAACACTTTTTCAGCCAATCTTGCTGAATAGTTAATTCCATCAATTGTTTGATTCAATTGTCCATTTGGATTAGTTTGGAAATTAACAGTTGCATCCGATGGATATAGGTAATAGTATTCACCATTTACTCTACTTCTTTCATTACCACCATATAAGAAGTCAGTTGCTACACCATTTAAGATATAACCAGTATCTCTCTTACATTTATCCTCATTGTAATCAAATGTACTCCAAGAAGAAGAAATATATGCAATTACTTCATTTTGGATAAATTCTTTGTTATCTAAAAGAACTTTATTACCAGCTAATCTTTCAGCCGATGCCGTTACGAATATTTCGTTTTGTACTAATTTACTTGCCACATCACCCGCGTACTTAATACCTGTTGTAGTTGGTTCTAATTGAGTTGATGTTGCTGATGAAGGATATTTGTAGTAGTATTCTCCTGCAATTTTACTTCTTTGGTTACCACCATAAAGTAAATCAGTAGATACTGCATCTAAAATATGTCCAACATCTCTCATACAAGTTGCTTCTACATAATCAAACCCTTCCCAAGATGAACTTAGGTAAGAAATAGATTCAGATTGAATAAACTCTCTATTATTTCTAATTAATTCAACTGATGCTGATATTTGAGTTGATGGGAAATCAAATGTTACACCTTTAACGATTTGTTCAGTTAATTGTGCTGCGTAATTGATACCATCAATAGTTTGTTGAGCTTGAGAACCAGTTCCATTAGCCTCAGATGGGAATTGATAATAATATCTAGCATTTACTGAAGATGCTGATACAATTCCGTATCTTAAATCTTCTGCTACGCCATTTACTATAAATCCAACATCTCTACTACAACTAGCTTCATTGTAATCAAATCCTACCCAAGATGATGAAATATAAGCAACAACCTCATTTTGAATAAATGGTACACTTTCAGTAATCAATCCATAAGTAGTTAGGATATCTGAATCAGTAGAAACTGCTCCATAATTAGATGAAGTTGGTGTTGAACCCGTTCCATTAGCGATTGCATCTGATACAATTGAGAATGAAGATGAAATTGTGTTAAGAATAGTAACATCAGTTATACTACTACCAGTTGCTGGTGAGAATGAAGTTACTTTAATTCCATTATCAGTATTCAAACTTCCAGTTGGAATAAATAATGTTTCTTTGTTAACTAATTTTTCAATTAAATCTTTAGTATAGATTAATGCATCAGTTGTTTCATCTAATTGGTTACCAGTTGCTTCAGATGGGAATCTATAATAGAATTCACCAGCAGTTAATGCTCTTTGGTTTCCACCATATCTTAAATCAGTAGCAACAGCATCAATAATAAATCCAGTATCTCTACTACAACTTGCTTCGTTATAATCAAAGTTTGGATATTTAGCGTTTACAAATGCAACAGTTTCAGCTTGTAAGAATGCTCTATTTTCTCTGATTGTATCATAAACAAATTCAACCTCATTTGATGCAGTTTGGAAAACAGCCCCACTTACTATTTCAGTTACTATATTTTGTACATAATCAATAGCAGTTACAGTTGGGTCTTTTTGTCTATCTTCATTTGGAACACCACCAGTAATAGCTGCTGATGGGAATCTGTAATAGTAATCACCAGCGTTTACACTTCTTTCGTTACCACCATAAAGAAGGTCAGTTGATACTGCATCTATAATGTGAGTAATATCTCTTTTACAAGTTATTTCATTGTAAGTAAATCCATCCCAAGAAGATGATAAGAATTCAATTGTTTCATTTTCAATAAATTCTCTATTGTTTCTAATTAATTCATAAGAACCACTAACTACTGCAGATGCAGTTTGGAATGTATATCCTCTTACGATACTTTCTGCCAATCTACCAGCGTAGTTAATACCATCTAATGTTTGTTGTAATTGTGCACCCTGTGCTTTAGATGGGAAATCATAGTAGAACTTACCATTGAATATAGATGAAGAGTTTGCGTTATACAACATATCTTCAGCTGCTCCACTTATAATTGCCCCAATATCTCTACTACAACTCGTTTCATTGTAAGATGCAGTTGACCAAGAAGATGATAAATAAGCGATACTTTCACTTTGGATAAATTCAATGTTATCTTTTAATAAGTTATAAGCTGCTAATGTTTTTGGAGAATCGGAAGGAGTTCCATACTCAACAACAGTTGGTAGTGAACCAGTTCCGTTTTCAACAATTGTAGTTACGATTGCAATTGATGATGAAATCAATCTTTGTTGTAATCTATCTCCAAATGATTCTGATGTAATTTGAACTGCATCAGTAACTTTAATTAAGTTATTTTTATCAGAGTTGTTCTTAACTACGTTTGGTTTAACAGACGTACCATTTTGTAATATATCTTCAATTATACCAATTGATGATTTTACTTTATTAACTTCAGTTATAGAACCAATAATAGAAGAAGTAAATTGATTTGTATTAGTTACTTTAATATTGTTTTCAGTATTATTTACAACCGCTGGTAAAACACTTATTGAATTATTTTCAGTTCTAACAAAAGTATGACCTGCTTGAGGTGAATGTTTAACTGCTCCCTTAGATGCAGATACAAATGTATGTGCTGATTGAGGTTCATGCTTAACAGCGTTTGCTGATGCTGATACGAATGTGTGTAAAGAACCAGAAGCACTTCCAGCATCTCCTACGTTAATTGTAAATATACCAGTTTGTCTTTCAATACTATTTTGTTCTGCTGATACGAATGTGTGTTCTCCAACATATGATGAAGTTCCTATATTAATTTTGAATGTATTTGTAGTTACATTAGAAATTGGTAACCATCTTCCAGATGGATAATCATAACCAGGTCTTGGATATGATTTTTTAACTTTATTTCCATCTAATATACAAGTGTAAGATAATCCGTTATCAGAAATCTTAATATAATCACCATTACTAAATCCGTGATTAGCAATTGTGATAATAACATCACCAGTTGCTGAATTATATGGAGCGTCTGTTGGTGTATGTTGAGTTTTTCCAACTGAAGTAATTACAATTGATTGTTCTGCGTATGGGTCTGAACCACTTCTTGGGTATGAGTGAGTAGTTAAGTTACTATCCATATCACAAGTGAATGCGATAGATTCGTTTTCTAATACTACACTTCTTCCGATTCCTAATCCAAATGATTCAGAAACAGTCAGAGTCATATCTCCACTTAGAGCGTTATATGAAGCAGATACAGGTGTGAAATATTTATTCGGACCTGATGCTCCAACATTTACAGTCATTGTATTTGAAGTTACCGAAGTAAGTTTCATTGAACGTCCAGCGTATGGGTCAATTCCAAATCTAGGGTAAGATTTAGTTGATTGATTGTTATCCATATCACAAGTAAATGCAAATGAACCAGTATCTAATACGATACCTTCCCCAACACTTAATGTGTGAGTTCCAGTTGTAATTACAAAATCACCAGTAGCGGGGTCATAAGTTGCGTTAGATGGAGTCCATTCAACATCAGGACCCGATGCTCCCACATTTACAGTTATAGTATCATCAGTTTTTGATGTTATCTCTAATTTATTATCATAAGCAGGTTGTCCAACTGAAGGTAATTTGTGTTCAGTTTTATTTCCATCCATCGTACAAGTAAATGTAAACGATTCTGGTCTTATATAAATCTCATCTCCAATATCTAAAGTATGATTTGGAATAGTAACTACAAAGTTTCCATTTGATGGGTCATAAGTTGCTGTGGTTGGTGTGAATGTATCAACACCATTTTCGATGATATTAATAATTTGACCAAATGATGAACTTACGATACCAAATTCAGTATCAGTTGTATAAGTTCCAGTTGGAGTTACAACATATCCAGATTCACCTGCTATTGTTGGGTCACCCAAATCACCATCTTGGAATATACTTCTAATAGTTGCCAATGATGGTTTACTAATTGTAGGTGAAATATATGTGTTATGGAATGCATAACCTAATGGGTTATTTGCTAAAATTCCAGCTTGTGTTCTCATTGAATCATCCCACTCAGGAGAAAGACTTCCATTTTCCCATAAATCGGTATATTCAAACATTGCGAAGTTTAACAAATATAGATATTCTTTAGCAGCTACCTCAAATGCATCAGAATCAGTTTTCCAACTATTACCACCATATCCCGATGAATCCCACAATCCAGCATCATATGCCTCTTCCATTGCAAGATATAAATCACCAGTCTGCCAATCAGATGCCAAATAAGAATATAGTTTTATATCATCTGCAGGTAAACCATGCATATGTAATGTGTGGAATATGTGTTCAATTACTTCTTGTGCATCTATATCACCAGAACCAGATATATCACCTGTTGAGTTTAGATACCAAACCATATCGTTTTGTACATGAGTATCAAACAAGTTTGTTAAGTTCCAATATAAAATACCAGCATCATCAAGGAAGTTTGGAGTATAATCACTTCCAGCTCCTCTTGCTACTCTTTGTATAGTTGGTAATCCAGCGTGGTAAGTTCCACTATCACCACTTAATGTTTTAATTAAATTTCTTTGGAATGTTTCATTTATTCCCGAACCACTTGGGTCAGTAAATAATTCAAACATACGAGCAACTTTCTCAGTAAATGTATCAGGTACAGCAGTTTGTCCACCAACATCACCGGCTACAACAATTCTTACACCATTGACCGTAACTTCTTTTTTGAAGAAATTACTACCATCACCAGTTAAAGATATAATTGAACCATTGTTGTATTCTGAATCCAATGTAGGTCCAACTATTTGAGTATAAGAACCCGTTGTTAATTGTTGTGGAGTATCCAATGTATCATCGTACCATTTTGCTAATGCGAAAGGAATATCATCAGTTCCTAATCTGATAATATCATTGATAAATCCTACACTTCGAGTTACAAATGCTGATTCAACCACACTACCACTTAAAGAAGAAGTAAATTGAGTTGTATCATTTATTTTAATTAACCCTTCAATGCTTTCAGTTAATACAGGTAATGTACTTACTGAATCTCTATCAGTTCTAATAAATGTATGAGCTGATTGAGGTAAGTGTTTCAATGCACCATTTGAAGCTGATACAAAAGTATGAACTGATTGAGGTTCATGTTTTACTGCTCTATTAGATGCTGATACGAATGTGTGTAAAGAACCAGAAGCACTTCCACCATTACCAACATTAATTGTAAATGTTCCATTTTGTCTTTCTAATCCATTAGTAGTTGCTGATACAAATGTATGTGAACCTACATATGGTGAAGAACCTATATTGATATCGAATGTGTTAGTTGTTACATTAGAAATTTCTAACCATCTTCCACTTGGATAATCGTAATTAGGTCTTGGGTAAGATTTTGTAGTTGTATTACCATCTAATACACAAGTATAAGTTAGAGAATTATCATCTAATTTGATGTAATCTCCATTACTAAATCCATGTGATACGATTGTTATAGTTACATCACCAGTTGCAGAATCATATGGTGCATCAGTTACACTATGTGAAGTTGTACCAACTGAAGTAATTACAATTGATTGTTCTGCGTATGGGTCTGAACCACTTCTTGGATAAGAATGTATTGTAGCATCTGAATCTTGGTCACAAGTAAATGCGAATGATTCGTTTTCTAATACCACACTTCTACCAACACCCAATCCGAATGATTCGGTAACAGTCAGAGTCATATCTCCACTTAGAGCATTGTAAGAAGCAGATACAGGTGTGAAATATTTATTCGGACCTGATGCTCCTACATTAAATGTCATTGTAGTATCAGTTACAGCCGTTAGAGGAATTGAACGTACTGAATATGGGTCGATTCCTACTCTTGGATATGATTTAACCGATTGGTCATTATCCATATCACAAGTAAATGCAAATGATTCAGCTTTCATAACTACACCTTCACCAACACTTAAACTATGACTTGCCACAGTTACAACAAATTCTCCAGTTGCTGGGTCATATGATGCAGTTGTTGGGTTGTATTCTACATTTGGACCTGATTTACCAACGTTTACAGTTATAGTATCTGATGTTGTTGATTTAATAGTTAATCTATTATCATAAGCAGGTTGTCCAACTGATGGAAGTTTGTGTTCAGTTCTATTACCATCCATTTCACAAGTAAATGTGAATGATTCAGGTTTTAGATAGATACTATCACCACTATATAGATTATGTTTAGGTACAGTCATTACAAAATCACCATTCGCAGGGTCATAAGTTGCAGTTTTAGGTGTGAATGATTCAATACCTGTTTTTATAATTCCAGTTACAATATCATATGATTCACTAACTTCAGTTTGATATGAACCACTCAATGCGATTGAAGATGTTACAGCCTCAAAAGATGTTACCTTAATGTTTCCATCAGTATTGGATACCTTTGATGGAGATAATAATGTTTGTTGTGTAATTATATCTCTAACTAAATTCTTAGCGTACATAATACCATCAATAGTTTCATCTTTTTGTACAGTAGTTGCTTCAGATGGGAATAAGTAATAGAATTCTCCACCTTTAATACTTCTTTGATTACCACCCCATAAGAAATCGGTTGCAACACCATCTAAAATATGCCCAACATCTCTTCTACACTTTTCTCTATTATATGTAAAGAATGGATATGCGTAATCAATATACTCAGTTACTTCTTTTTGAATTAAACTTCTATTATCTCTAATTGTATTCCAAATACTTAGTTTAGTTTCTGAAGGTTGTACTAATACAACATTCTGAATAAGTTTTTGAACTAAGTTAGCTGCATGTACGATACCATCGATAGTTTGTGTTTTTTGAACACTTGTTGCTTCTGATGGATATAAGTAATAATACTCACCAGCAATAACACTTCTTTCATTTCCACCATATCTCAAGTCAGTTGAAACTGCATCTAAGATGTGTCCAACATCTCTACTACATTTAGCTTCATCGTAATCGAACCCAACCCAAGAAGATGAGATGTAAGCAATTACTTCAGCTTGAACCAATTCTCTATTTTGTTCTATCGTTTGATATAATCCTTCTCTTTCTACTGATGGATTTACTAATATAGTATTACTCATTACCTTATCAGATAATCTTTGAGCGTGAACTATACCATCAACAGTTTGGTCTAATTGTGAACCTTGTGCTTGTGATGGATATTTGTAGTAGAAATCTCCAGCTATTATACTTCTTTCATTTCCACCATATAGTAAATCAGTAATAGCTGCATCAATAATGTATCCAGTATCTCTCTTACATTTAACATCATCGTAATCAGCTGCGTTCCAAGAAGATGAAACATATTCTATTACTTCATTTTGGATTAAATCTCTATTTTCTAATACTAAGTTATAAGCATTTACTTTATCAGAAGTTGGTGGTGTAAATACTGCTCCACTAACTACTTTTTGTGCAACTTCACCAGCATATTCAATACCATCTAAAGTTGGGAACAATTGAGAACCAGTTGCTTCTGATGGATATTTCCAATAGAATACACCAGCATTAATTGTTCTTTCATTACCACCATAAACAATATCAGTAATTGATGCATCTAAGATATGTACGATATCTCTTTTACAAGTTTCTTCTGGATAATCGAAATCACTCCAAGAAGCTGATAGGAATGCAATTCCTTCTTCTTTGATAAACTCTTTATTATTGTTTATAATTGTTTGCGTATCTAATCTATCTTGTGATGGATTTGAGAATGTTACATTCGATGCTACTTTTTGTGCTACTCTACTTGCGTATCTAATTCCATCCAACGTTTGGTTTAATTGTGAACCTTGTGCTTGTGATGGATATTCTAAGTAGAACTTACCATTGAATATAGATGCTGAGTAAACATTGTGAATTAAATCTTCAGCTGCTCCACTAACAATACCAGCAATATCTCTACTACAACTTGCCTCATTGTAATCTGCAGCAGACCAAGAAGAACTTAAATATGAAATTGTTTCTTCTTTTATAAAGTCAATGTTTGATTTTAATAAGTTATAAGCCGCAACAGTTGATGATGCAGTTACCTCACTACCATATAATGATGATGATTCATAAGAACCACTACCAAATTCTATAATTCTCGTTACAATCTCAAATGATTCTGAGATGAATGAGATATCTGCAGCCGATGCAGATATAGAAGATGTTACATATTGAGTTTCAGTTGTTACAGAAATAGCTTCTTCAATATTTTCCACTTTTGGTGGAATTACAGTTACCGAATCATCAATAGTTCTAACAAAAGTATGAACTGATTGTGGTAGGTGTTTAACTGCTTCTCTAGATGCTGATACGAATGTGTGAAGTGATTGTGGTTCGTGTTTCACTGCATTTGTTGATGCAGATACGAATGTATGAATTGAATCAGAAGCACTACCAGCATCCCCTACATTAATTGTAAATGTACCATCTTGTCTTTTTATTCCATTAGTTGTAGCAGATACAAATGTATGAGCTCCAGTGTAAGAAGATGAACCTATGTTAATATCAAATGTATCAGTTGTTACATTTGAAATTTGTAACCATCTTCCAGATGGATAATCTATTCCAGTTCTTGGATAAGATTTCTGAGTTGTGTTTCCATCTAAAACACAAGTATAAGTTAATGCACCATCATCAACTTTTATATAATCATTATTAGAGAATCCGTGATTAGCGATTGTGAGTGTTACGATACCAGTTGTTGGATTGTATGGTGCATTTGTTGGAGTATGTGATGTAGTTCCAACTGAAATAATTTCTATTGATTGTTCTGCATATGGGTCTGAACCACTTCTTGGGTAAGAGTGAACAGATGAATCACCATCTTGGTCACAAGTGAAAGCAATTGATTCATTTTCTAATACTACACTTCTACTTACACCCAACCCATGTTGACCTACAGTCAATACCATTTCTCCAGTCAATGCGTTATAGTTAACATCCGATGGAGTAAAGTATTTGTTTGGACCCGATACCCCAACGTTTACAGTCATTGTAGTATCAGTAACATCGGTTATAATCATTGAACGACCAGCATAAGGGTCTATACCCAATCGAGGGTAAGATTTAACTGATTGGTCATCATCCATATCACAAGTGAATGCAAATGATTCAATATCTAATATAATCCCCTCACCAACACTTAAACTATGAGTACCAGTTGTAATTACAAAATCACCAGTTGCTGGGTCATAAGTTGCGTTAGTAGGATTAAAATGTAAATTTGGACCCGATTTACCAACATTTACAGTTACAGTATTATCAGTTACCGATTTAATTCTTAATTTACTATTGTAAGCAGGTTGTCCAACTGAAGGTAATTTATGTTCAGTTTTATTATCATCCATTTTACAAGTGAATACAAATGATTCTGGTTTTAGATAAATACTATCTGCTTTTCTAAATTTGTGATTTGGAATAGTCATTACGAAATCACCATCCGCAGGGTCATAAGTTGCAGTTGTTGGAGTTGAACCAGTTCCAAATTCTATAATATCTAATACAGTTTCAAACGAAGATGATAACTTAGATATAAGGTTTTCTGAACCACTTAGTGAAGAAGTAAATTGAGTTGCATTACTTCTTTTAACCAAACCTTCAATATTTTTAGTTAGAATTGGTAAAGTACTTACCGAATCTTCGCTTGTTCTAACAAAGGTATGAGTTGATTGTGGTAAATGTTTAATAGCTCCATTTGAAGAAGATACATAAGTATGAACTGATTGTGGTTCATGCTTTACAGCGTTTGCTGAAGCTGATACAAATGTGTGTAAAGAGTTTGATGCCGTTCCACCATCTCCTACATTAATTGTAAATGTACCAGTTTGCCTTCTTATACCACCATTAGTTGCAGATACAAATGTATGTGTTGATTTATAAGAAGATGCTCCAATGTTAATATCAAAAGTATCAGTTGTTACGTTTGAAATTTCTAACCATCTTCCGCTTGGGTAATCATATCCAGCTCTTGGATAAGATTTCTCAACAGTATTACCATCCAATATACAAGTATAGGTTAATGCTCCATCATCAACTTTAACATAATCTCCATTACTAAATCCATGTCCAGCGATAGTTAAAGTTACAATTCCAGTAGATGCATCATAAGGAGCATTTGTTGGTGTATGTTGAGTATTTCCAACCGATTTAATTTCTATCGATTTACCAGCATATGGGTCTGAACCTGGTCTTGGATAAGAATGAGTTGTTGCATCTGAATCTTGGTCACAAGTGAATGCAAATGATTCATCCTCCAATACTACACTTCTCCCAACTCCCAATCCATGTTGTCCAACAGTTACAATCATATCACCAGTCAATGCATTATAAGATGCGGATGAAGGAGTAAAATACTTATTAGGACCTGATGCTCCAACATTAAATGTTAACGTAGTATCAGTTACAGAAGTAATTGGAATAGAACGAACTGCAAACGGGTCAATACCAACTCTTGGATAAGATTTAACTGATTGGTCATTATCCATATCACAAGTGAAAGCAAATGATTCTGGTGAAAGTACAATACCTTCTCCAACACTTAAAGTATGGTTCCCAACAGTTGCAACGAAATCTCCAGTTGCTGGGTCATAAGTTGCGTTAGTTGTATTAAAGTTTATATTCGGACCTGATTTACCAACATTTACAGTTATGGTATCATCGGTTATCGAAGTTATAGTTAATTGTTTGTTGTATGCGGGTTGTCCAACTGAAGGTAATTTGTGCTCAGTTCTATTACCATCCATATCACAAGTGAATACGAATGATTCTGGCTTTAAGTAAATTCTATCACCAACATCTAAACCATGTTGAGAAACAGTCATTACAAATTCACCATCAGCTGGATTATAAGTTGCTGCAGTTGGTGTAAATGAATCTACTCCACTTTTTAGAATACCAACTATTGTACTGAATCCTCCACTTACTATGTTTCTATCAGAAACACTAGCATCTAATGATGATGTATATTGAGAACCAGTTGTTATTTTTATATTATCTTTAGTGTTTACTACTTTTTCAAATTCACCTCTAGTTGGAACATAAACAAATTCCTGCTCCGATGAAAGTGGTAAACTATCTACGATGTTTATCACACCACTAGCTGAAGCGTTGTTTGGATTTACATAATAAAGTGTATCTGGTGTATCAGTTAAAGGAGTAAATGTTATAGTACCAAATGTAATACCATTATTTACCAAACCAATACTTTCATATACATCATATACAGTTCCAGCAGTTGGTTTTGTTTTAATCAAGAATGGTTCATCAATTGTAGTATCCTCAAAACCTAAATCATTAATTGAGAATGTGTACATTTCATTTCTAACCAATGTTAGAGTTGGGTCTTTTTTAGAACCTAAGAATGAACCAGTATCTTCTCCACCCAATCTCCAACCTTCTCTACCATCAAAGTATTTTAATTGGTCATCATTAATATAGAATGCAGTTGAATCATTTGGTAAAGTAATAACTTCGAAATAAGATGAAGAATTAGCTGAACCAGATATCTCTTTACTTCCACTAATACCATACTCAACAATATCAATTACAGTTCTAAATGATTCTGAAATCTCTGATGCAATTGTGTTAGATGCTGATATAGAAGATGAGTATTGTGCATTATTAGTAAATTTAATATTACTATTTACATTTGATACAGCAACTATATCGTTTGGAAGTTTAGTTCCAATAGTTGTTGTTATTAAATTATCACCATAAGAATCTTTAGGAATACCAACTTGTGATATTGGTAATCCATTTGAAGCAGAACCTATTGTTTTATCAGTATTTATAGAACTACCACTTTCAATAATTTTTGTTACTATTTCAAATGATGATGAAATAGATTGAACATCAGCTGAACTCGCTGATATTGATGATGTTATTAATGTTGTGTTACTAACTAATTTTGGCTCATCTAATGTCCATTTAAAGTTTGGTGTATTACCAGCTATCGCAGATAATAATGATTCCTCACCTTGCTTTATAATATCTTCAACTATTCCGAAAGAAGAACTTACTTTAACTCTTTCCGTTTCACTACCAGAAATAGAAGATGATACATATTGTAATACATCGCCAACTCTTACTCTAGCATATGTGTTATTAATTACTTCAGGTGATTCTACTATCTCATTAACAACTACCTTATCAATAAATGATTTAGCGTAAGAAATACCATCAACTGTTTCATTTAGTTGGTCTCCATTTACTTTCGAAGGAACCTCATTATAATATAAACCAGCTCTAACTGATTTTTGGTTACCACCATAATATAAATCAGTTGCAACTGCATCTACAATATATCCAGTATCCCTTTTACATTTATCTCTTAGATAAACTAAATTAGGGAACTGAGTATCAATGAAGTTTACAGTTTCTTCTTGAATTAAACTTCTATTTTCAACGATTAAATCATATGTAGATTGGATGATAGCTGATGCCGTTACAAATGTATCTTTTACAACTAACTTTTTAGATAAATCCCTTGCCCATTCTATACCATCCAATGTTGGTAATAATTGTGTTGTTGTAGCTGTTGAAGGGTATAGGTAATAGAACTCACCAGCAATTCTACTTCGTTCATTACCACCATATCTTAAATCGGTTGCTACTGCATTAATAACATGCCCAACATCTCTTTTACATTTTACTTCATCATATTCAAATCCTCTCCAAGAAGATGATACATATGAAATAACTTCGTTTTGTATAAATGATTTATTATTTACTAATAAGTCATATCCATTTTCTACATTTACTGATGGTTCTACATAAGTTATATCACCTACTAAATTTTCTGCAAGTCCTCCAGCATATCTAATAGCATCTAAAGTTTCTTGCTTTTGTGAAGCTGTTGCTTCTGAGGGATATAAGTAGTAGAAGTTACCATTTAAAACTGATTCTTCATTACCACCATATAATAAATCATGTGCTGCTCCATTTACAATAAATCCAATATCTCTTTTACAAGTTTCTTCATTGTAATCAGATTCACTCCAAGAAGATGATAAGTAAGCAATTGTTTCATTTTGTATAAATGATAAGTTACCAATTAAAGTATCATACCCATTTTGATAATCAATCGATGGATTTTCAAATGAAGAGCTTTGAACAATAGTAGGTGCATAATCTGAACCTAATTCTAATATTCTGAAAACAGTTGCGAATGAAGAAGATACTTTGTTAGCAACTTCTGCACTTGATGAAATATCAGTATTATATTGAGGTGTTTCGGTTACCTTTATATTTGCAGCATTTGATGATGTAAGTGCTGGTAATGGATAATCTTCATTATTTAATCCATATTCTACTATTTGAAGTACTGTATTAAAGTTTCTATTTATTGTATCTACTTCAATTTGTGATGTTGCATCTGAACCAGTGTATGGATTAGAATTTCCAACTTTTACCAACCCTTCAATATTATCTACTAAAGTATAACTAGCAGTTGCTCTTGCACCTAACTCCAATACTCTTTTAACTTTATCAAATCTATCATCTATAATTGCTAACTCAGTAGAAGTTGCTGATGTTGAACCTGTTGTTTGTGTTCCATTTGATACATTCCAAACCGAACCAGTATTATATCCTCTTGTTGCTGATTTAGCTAATAAAGATGGGATATTACTTATACCACTTGATACGATATTTGAAACTAATCTATATTCTGATTTTGCTTGTTCTGCAACTTTATCAGATGATTTGTTACTACTAAATTGCTGCAAAGCATCTGTTACTTTAACACCAGCATTTGTATTTGGTACGAATTCAGGTATCGATGTTAAACCATCTTCGATAGTATCAATAATAATTGTATAGTTATCTCTTACAATATTAAATGCTTCAGTATTACCACCACTACCAGTAATAAATCTAGAACCACTAGCATACATACCAAAATCACCAAACGATGTGTTTGAGTTTAGAAGTACTGCCTGTCCACCTTGTAATACCTTTACCGAATATGCTGAGAAGTTTGTAAAGAACGATACTAACTGAATAAATCCTCTACCAACAACTTGACAACCAACTCCATTGGGTGCAATCTGAGTGTATGCATCCAATACCATTGAAGCAAGAGGTGAATCAGGATGAATTATATTTCCATCTACGTTCAATCCACCACCACCAGCAGGAATTGCTTCGTATGCTTCTAAGAATGAGTTCTCCTGATTCGAAATCATCGAACAGTTCTGAACATAAGGAGATGTTGTAATAAATGAGTTTGGTGCAAATGCAATTGCGAAACCACTTCGAGAGTTATCTACTGATGGAAATACTCTCAATCCAGCAAATGTCATCTCTGATAGGTAACAACCACTATTTACCCAAAATAAATCTTCGTTTTCGTTTTTAGCTACAATCTTAGTTACCCTTAAACCAGCTCCCCATACAGTTGTATTCTTTGGAAGTTCGATTGGGTTTTGTTCTAAATAAGTACCAGCAGCTACTTCAATTCGGAAACCAGTAAATAAAGAACCAGTTGGTAAACCAAATCTACCATCATCTCCAGCAGTTGCTAATTCAGCAGCTTTCTTTACAGTTCTTAATGGAAATTGTGGTGTTCTACCATCATTGTTATCATCACCAGAAGTTGAGGATACATAAAGAGTAGCATCCATTGCTCCGAAATCTTCAGGTTTGATTCCACCGAATTTTAAAGAATCTAATGATTCTAATGAAACGGATGATGTTAAATCTAATGCTTGGTCACCAACTACATTAAGTGCACCATCAATGGTAAGAGAACCAGTAAGTTCAACTGAACCAGTTATAGTAGATTTTTCATCTGGGTCTGAACCTAAATTAAAACTTTGTGATACAAGCAAAGAACCAGATATAGATACACCCTGTGCAAAGGAAGTATCTTTAATAAAATCCTGTATCTCTTCGACTTGTTTTCTGGATATTAATCTTGCCATTTTGCTTATTCTATTTCTACTATTTTACCTTTAATTGTAAATGCGTCTGTTGGTACTTCCAATGGTACTCTTGTGATATCTTCATTAAATATCATTCTAATTTCTTTCGAACCACTAGCGTATTGA